TAATCATTTTCCATCAGTTTTCCACCTTTCTGTGTCTACTTTTTGAGGGGCAGCACCTGTTTTTCCTTCACCCCTTCCAGTTCCAGCGGTTTCCCATCAGCTCCTACCGGTACGTAAGACGGAAGGTATTTCTTCTCCAGATACATCCAGAGGTGAGGCATTCCACCCCAAGCATTGGGAACCTCTATAGCGAGTTTCCAGCACTTCTTTTTCTTCATTTTAACGTATATCTCAAACATGATAAAGCTTAGTTAATGATTAAATGTATCTCATCTTCGTAGTCCTTGATAATCTCTATCGGACGGAAATGTTTATCCAGGTACTTCTCGGGAACTTCATTCAGTGGACCCTCAAATAAGGTCTGAAGGTTGCGGGTATCAGGCTGGATAGTATCAATGCTTACCTGGCAGAACTCGTCAATGATAGTACCTACAAGGTCGCCTATCTTCAATGGCGAAGGATGCAGCTTCTTCTCCTCTTCATCGCTGAAACAAGGAACGAATGGCTTCTTCTTCTCACAAATCACATAAGGGGTCACGATACTCTTATGCTTGGAAGCGTCCTCTATAAAACCATTATAATGAATGGTGACAGCGTTAAAGTTTCCAAGAAGGTTGATAGGGCAAGCCTGGATAATCTCAGCAAGAGTGGGTTTGAATAAAGCCGACGAGCCGAAAGTATGCACTGCCTCAAAACTAGGCAGCACACTTTTTACTTCCTTGGGGTGTTCCTCATTATATGCAGGCTCATCCCAGATACAAGAGTTACCAAGCACATCTTTAACCTTCGGATATTCCAAAAGCAAAAACTTCTTTGCCTTCGAGTTAGAACGGAAGCAGATGACGCTGATGCCTTCAGCTATCTTCTCTATCTGTTCCTTTGTAAATTCAATCTTTTCCATAATCTATAAATCTTTTAATCATTAAAATGCGTCTTTAATATCACATCCGGCTACTGCCTTGTATTCTGCCTTGAGGAAAGCAATCTCATCCTTCAGGCGCTTGATTTCTGCGGTAGGCTGATTACGCTCTACACACTTTTTCCAGTTGCGGTAGGCATAATAAAACTTATCGCATAGCTTCAGTTCCTCATCGGTGTACTTTTGCAGATGCAGACAGTGTGCCTGTTTTATCTCATTCAGTTTACCATCCGCTTTAAGTACAATCAGCCCGGCATAATCAGGAAGGAGAGGATATACTTTCGCACTAAGGTACCAAGGTACGCAATAATAAAAGAAATTCGGGCGGCGACGTTTCTCATCTCCATTCTTCAGCAATTCATGCTTCTGCCGCTTATGGGTGAAATCGTTCTTGAAATCAGCAAGGGATATTTTGCATTCCACCTCATACCAATATCCGCTTCGGGTCTTGATGAGCATATCACTCTCCCAGCCGAACACATAAAGGTTTTCTACGATAAACTTAGGGTTCGATTTCCAGCCGCGCAAATGCTGCTGAAGAAGCTGCTCTGATACCTGCTCCTTAGTAAGGAGCTGTGCTTGTTTACTCTTTGTTCCCATCTATCTTTTTCATTTGTCCGTCCTTTAATTCATAACCCACATCTCGAAGTCTTGACTCTAACATCTTGACTTGTGATATGGAAGCTACATAAATTTCGGCTTTATCAGGATCGCAAAGATTTATATCAGGAATAATTTCATTAGCGAAATTATCTGTTTTCTCGCTACGGCTAATTCTTCTATCCGGATCGCTAACATAAAGCTTTTTTGAATCACCGTCTTCACTCCAAAAGAAATGAAGCAATATCTTTTTATCTATATGCCAAAGGTTAGCCTTTACGCAAGCAAAACTCTGTTTAGTACTCCGAGGGTCTTTGCTTTTCAGAAAATAAATCACACCTTCCTGCATAAGTGCAGGAGGTACATTAATATCTTCCACGTATTCACTATATTCACAAGGCTTGACACGATACTTACAGTTTTCCGTATCAATATCATATTCCTCTGGGTTGAAATCTCGCCAATTAGGTTCCTCCAATGGGCGATACTCCACGGGATTCCCATCCTTGATGGCTTGCAGCACCTGCAGCAAGCCATCAACATCAAACAAATAATTCTTCTTCATAACTATTTTTTATTTATAAATGCGGATAAGGCTAGGAATGTAGCAATCATAGTTTTTATATCCTGGCTCTACATAGCTGACTTCGGGATTGCTATCACGCATAGCGTTTATATCATCCAAAGAGTAAGGACCTACGTAGCATGGAGGAAAACCTATGTAAAGGATAGAACCTTCGTTGTCGTAGCCAGCAAGACGGCCGCAATATCTCCCTCCTTTTCTTGCCTGAACGCCTGTCGTAATCAGAACTTCACGACCTTGATAAAGATGATAAATCTCCTTAACCGTTAAGCCGGAAATATCTTCAAACTCGGAATCCTCAGATGCAGGAGCATTCTTCTGCTCCACCGTATTCACTTTTGGCTCTACTCTATCTTTAGTAGGCTCTACCCCCAGAGCGAAACAGATTTTCTTTGCCAATTCTTCTTCTTCACGTTTGCAGCGATGTTTTATCTTTAAAACGTTAAGCTTTGCCTTTCTCCAGCTATCTGCCCAGCCAAGAAGCAAAAGACCTACAGAGAACCCAGCCAGCACTACGATGGTTGCCTCCAGGCAACAATCATATATCTCCTGCGATAGAACGCAAGGATGGGTATAGATATTCTTCAGCTTGCCGAGAGCGTAAATAAGGACAACAGCAAGGATGGGTACCAAAATCGCCAACAGGTTAACACCGATAACCTGGGCATAATACTTCAATTTACTTTTCATCATTTTCTTTTTGTTTTGATTCATAAATCTTTTTTATTTCATCAAGATTTCTGACACACAAATCTCGATAAGCACCTTCAAAAGTTTCTGCCTGTTTATACATGCTGTCCTTTACCATAAAACGGCAATCAAGACTGCGTGCCAGGGTTTTAACCGCAGCAATGAAACCTACAAACTCACTGGGATCATATCTATCTTTCTTGATAGGAGATTGAGCACCGATACGTATCTCATCCGTAATCTTGTATGTTTTCTTGATTACTTCCGATGCAGTATGAATACTTGTCATCGGCTCTAGAGATACAAAGGTCTTAATCTTGTATTCATCGTGCAACTTGCGTAAAGCTTCGATGCGCTTCTCTGTAGAAGGAGCATTAGGCTCCAGCTCATCTTTACCGGTGATAGTGAAACCGATGGTGAGGAGTGCATGATGGTTTTGACAACAGATGAGTTTTGGATATTCTTCAAGAAGGATCTTCCAGCTATCTTCCTTTAACCACGCTACATTCTTAGTCAACAGCGTTACAGGAATGCCATATCCGAGAATTTTTTTTGCCGCGACAAATGTATAATTCTGCACATTTTCATCAGTATCGAGCGGGGCACATGTAAACGACATGAATACGCCTCCGTCTTCTATCAGACGAAAGATACCAATCCTTCTTGTATCATTGTATATCAAAGAAAAAATAGCTACATTGGTGCAATTCTCGATAACTCCGGCTGGTATCGGATCGTGCGCAGTAAGTTTTTTGCGCTCCATAAAATAGTTGATTTGTCTGTCACGTGACTTGATGATAGGTGCTGCCAGCTCCGGCTTATCACCAAAAATATGGCTCAATACCCCTCTGCGGTTATAACAATATGTGCAGCCGTTATAGCAACCATGATATAGATTGATTGCCCACTTAGCATATTCACCAGCCGCACCCTGCGGCTGGTAAATCAATGCTCCCTTTACAGGAGTTTCTTCTTTATTTTGCATAATCTTTTTCTTTTATTTTTTCACTAATTACGATATTTCCGTCTGAGTTAATATCAACGCTGCATTCTCCAGTTTCATGCCAGCCATTTGGGTTTTGGAAGGTTAAAACTTTATCTCCCCTTGAATGGCGAAAAGAAAGATTTGCCAATAGACGTTTTTTGCTAATCAGCGGTTCAAATGAGCGGAAACGAATGCAATCTCTAGTTTGATCCTCCTTCTTAGGAGCGCTAACATATCTTATCCATGAACCGCCATCGAACCACGCTACGAGATAGATAATAGCATCATCCCTTGCATTTTGAAAGGCGGGGCTAGATAACAACTCTTGCTTTGTCATACGCTATTCTTTTTTATCTTCTGGCTTTTCAATCAAGAATCCGATACCAGCGTGGATATTACCAAGCTTATACCACTTCTGGCTGAGAGTCATCACATAGCTGCTGAAAGCATTCTCTTCGATATCCAACTCGAAGGCTTCGTCAGTATCAGGTTCACCGTGTCTGATATAACCTTTACCTGGGGTATAGATGAGACGATAGTAAACACCATCCTTGCATAGGTACAGACCGCTATTCTTACAATCAGAACTCCACCATTTCGGATTTCTTACATAGCAAAGCATTACATCACCATCGTAAATAGGAATATATGATTTCTTGCCATTATTCTCGCCTACGTAATCTTTGGCATCAACATTATCTACCTGGCGGGCGGTAGCCGTTAGCGTATAGCCGTTCTTTATCATTTCGGCTATATCAAGATATGCAACCTGCCATTGCAAATCAAACTCCTGCGAAAAACGCTCATCGCCTCTTTTAAAGAACGCAAGGATATTTGGCTTTCTATCCTCGCCAATGGCTGCGGTATCTTTGATGAGAGAGTTGAAGACTTGAATCTTGCTAGCTTCCAACGCCATGTTTATCATGGAATAAAGATACCCGTCCTTCTTATCTTTGATACTCCAATACTGGCCCGAAGCTATCTTACGCAGATCACCGTACATATCCATCGCTTCACGCTCCTGAATATTATGCAGATGACAGACAAACTTATATTGGTCGGGAAAAACGCATTCCACCATATTGCTAAACTTTAGCATATTCTTGATGATGCTTACATATTCTTCTGTTTCCATACGCTATTTTTGTTTATTTTCTAAATCTTCACTCTGTTCAAAGTTTTTATTCCAACAGATGATGGTACCATTTTCAGGTATTCTACATACGAAACCTGGGCAGCCCCAGCATTCTAAGGAATCTGTTCTGATAAGGCAATCATTATATTCAGCCTTTTCTCCGTGAGGACACGGGGCATTATGAGGGTACTCCGTAGCTACGACTTTCACCTTATCATAAATAGAACGAAGTCTGGTATTTAAAGTACTAATTCTCTTATACAGCTCGCTATTCTCTTTTTCCAAAACGTTATTGCGTTTGTATATTCTATAAGCGGCATTTCCCTCCCATCGTTCGTACTGCTTACGGAAACGATGGTTGGTGTACTTACGGAAGAATTTAGACTTACTGCCCGATTCTATGATAAGGTCAAAGATAAAGCCTGCTATCCTCTCCTTCACCAGATTCATATTTATCTTCATACGATCATCCTTCTTTGCTACTATTAATAAGATCCTCATATTCACTAATCGTGATTTCTGTGAAATCAGAGTTGCACTTCTCGGCTCGAATGCCATCATCGAAGAAGGCGAAAATACGGTCTTTGCAGCGGAGAAGCTGAGTGATGGAGATAGAGTTACCTTGAGAACCCCCTATGCCCAACTCCTTCAATATCTTGAAATGATTGGTTACAGCTTTATAGGAGGCAAGTACGGCGGCGATAGCCTTACCCTGCTTGTATCGCTTGTTAGGCGCTACGCAAACGTAACGGCCATCACCAAACAACTGGCTATTTACCTCTCGCCATAACTTCTTATCCAGCTTTTCATATTGCGCAGTCGGCAACCAGATGGCGGTTATCTCGTACTCTCGCAGCAGACTGCGGTTAGGCTGATAGCCTTGATACTTCTCGAACTCAAAGCCGACGGCTTCTTCCACTCTTTTCATGTAGGATTGGTATTCTTTTTCTTCGGCCTCGAGAATACCCTTAATGTATTCACAAGCTTTTGATCCTTGTTTAGCTTCGTATAACATACGCTATTTTTTTGTTTCTAAAAACATGTATTATTTACTCACCATTTTATCATACTCCTCCTGAGTGATTGTGCCTTTATTCAAAAGGCTCATCAGGTAGAAGCGGGCCACGGTACCCATGGCGATTTTCATTCCCTGATATACCATACCGATGGAATCATCATCGGTGAGGATGTTTAGGTCAGACTCCTTGCCATCCTTCTCGCAAGTTACCTTGACGGTAAACTTGTCATCCTTCATCTCGTGATAGGAAAGGTTGAGCTGCAAAATCTGCTTGCCAAGCTCCTCTTCTTCTGAGTCATTCTCTGCATTCTGCTGCTTTGTTTTTTCTGCCATAATCTTTAATATTTTTATTTGTTTTAATAACTATCAACTAATCTTTTTTGCATTATCGAAAAAATCGCTTAGAAGATGAACGCAAGTTATATTTATCGCTCAAGTCTTTAACAAGGAAATGAGCGTGACCATCCTCTTCCACTCTTTTTTCCTTATACCCACTGCGCTTGTACCAGTCTAACACCCAAGGTTCGCTTTCGCGGTCGTCCCAACGCAATCCGACAGTAAGACATCTTTCCATAACACACACTACCTCGGCTTCTCGCATCATTTTTCGAGCGACACCAGCCTTCCTTGCACAATCATCTACAAAGACCGCCCAAATGAAGGCATCGCAATCTTTCCAGAACGGATCACTTTCCTTCGCATGTTGTTTTGGTATATCAAGATGCAAGGTGCCGTAAACTTCAGTCTCCAGGTTTTCAGTCATTAAATATCTGCGAACGTTGTACCAATCTTGCAGCTGATGTGAAAGTTGGACAAAAGAGTAGACTTTGACATTACTGGCATGTTCACTCTTGTTGCCTTTCTGCTCATCAGCTTTGGATTCCTCTGCATCCATTTGACGGATTTTCGCTTTCGTCCAATTAATCAGACTAGGGTATATCATAAAGGAAACGGCTATACTCGCAAAAATCCAATACGCAGCTAACATCTTATCAGATAAGAACAGTTCTAGATATAGCTTGCCAAGATGAACTGTATTAGAAGCTAACGTCAATATACCATAAAAGACCAGTGTTACCATAATCACGGCAAGAATTGGTATCGCAACGATACCCACCCGTTTCAAAAATCTCAATACTTTCATTTTCTTTGTTTTTTGATTATTACTTTTGAACTGCGATAAAACCACGGGAGGCAAGACGAGAACAAAGTTCCTGAATATCGCGGCTACTATCTCCATCAAGGGCTGACCCGACAACAAACATATCACGAATTACATTATGGTCCACTTTCTTGTAGCAGGGGTAGCCTTCCGGTTGAAAAATATCACTTTCGTTCAGAAAGACGAATGTACCATTAAAGTAAACCACCTCGTATATACCAGACGTTTTTTCGTCTTTAAGTAAATCATGCTCCCAAATCTCTGCACCATACATATCTTTCATCCCCGTATATTGGCAAATGGTATAACTTAATACCGGGATAAAGCCGCACCCAAGGAAAACCGCATTTTTAGGTAAATCCTTACGCGATTCAAATGTCAGAATGCAAGATGCACCAGGATAAGCATTGCCAGGAGCAGGGAGGCCATACACCCAATCCAACGTATCCTTGCGCTTTGCCCTAAACTTAATATCTTTCAAATCCATACGCTATTTTTTTAATTTAACAATATAGGTAATCTTCTCCACACCCCTCCATTAGGCTGGAACTCGTTCTGCCAATCACGATACTCTACATCGAAACGAACCCCAAGATCTATGAATTGTTGGAGATTCAATGTAGAAAGAAGCTCGTCATTTTTCTCCTTACGGTCCATTAAGATAAGCCTGCAGCTTTTCATGGAGGCAAATATATGAAAGAAAACATCCAGTGCATTCTTTCCCAACATGCCTTGTATAGCCCAACGCTCACGATTGGTTCCTTTAGGTGAGATGTTTACGCCATCTATATCGGTATAAACCTTATTTTTGTTCCATTGTTCTACGTTGTGGTACATAGAATATCCCGAAGTATAAACATAAAGGTTTTCTATGTTTTTATACTGACCGCGCAGATTTTGCACGAAATCTGCAAAGTATGGAATTTTGAAAGGTTCACCACCTGTCAGCAACACGGTTTTTGCGTTGTTAAGTTCCTCAACCGTTACAACCGGAACAGAACTTAAATCATATTGGTCATTACAGCACAAAATGCAATGATTATCACAATCTGTATTTAACATCAGATGAATAACGGAATGATCCGCATTCTCTTCATCTTCATAATATCTTATCATACGCTACTTCTCGTTTTCTTTTTGTTGAACATCTTCTTTCTTATCTTCCACATACTTCTTGCCGCAGAAAGGGCAATACTCGGGTAGGATATTTACCTGGTTCCACTTTTCGCAGAAAGAGCCATCTTTCTTCTGTTTATGGAATAAACCATAAACATTCACCATCGTAATGCCCGATGGAATACCGATACTTGTATCAAGGCAACCACTCTCGTTGGTCTTCTCCTTAACCATTTTCTCAACTCTGCTAATACAATTACATGCCATAATCTTTAATGTTTTAATTGTTCTAATAACTATCAACTAATCTTTTGTGCATCATATAATAATGAAATGGGCGAGGGTCGTTTGGCTCGTCTTGGTGATAACCCATTCCGGTAAGCCACTTATCTGCCCAAGTACCAGGTTCTGGTTTCATATCCCAATTTACAAACAGGATATGCACGCCGTAACCTTCAGCTCTAGCCTCTAAGGTTTTTATCATTAAAGCGCCAATGCCCTTCTGCCGATCTTCCTCGCTAACGATGAAGCTATTGATATAGCCACACACTGGGTCCTTCCTTATCGGATTGTAAGCAGGATCAAACTCCATCAAGGCGAAAGCGGTACCAGTTAGATTTGTAAGGGTAAGGACATTTAATTTCCAAGAACCATCGTGGTCGTTGTAACATTTAATCTCTTTAAGATATGATATAAAAACGAACTCCGGCTCTCTAGCTTCCTCGTCAGATAGAATTGCAGTTTTACATTCTGCCTCATGAATGAGATTATCTACAATTCCATCAAGATAGTTTTTCTCAGTCGCCTTCAAAAAGGCATTTAATCTCGCAGCCAAGGCTACACGTTCTACTTCTTTCATACGATTAAAAAAAATTATTCTTCTCGATAATTAAGACCTAGGCCAAAAAGAAAATGTTGCAACTCGTGGATGTAAACAATATCTTTTTTGGACGGAGTAACAAAATCATAATTTTCTAAATGAACATTCCAATAGTTTCTTAGCATAGTGCTCTTGGGACTAATAGTTATTATAACTTCAGTTCCATCCTTTTTGAATACCTTTTTATAAGGCACATCGAAACGTATATCTTCCGGATCATAGTCCGGACAGGAAAAACCAGCACATATCAATCTTTCAGGTGTAATTCTGAGACCATCCATGTTAGATACATGCACGACTAGGTGTCCCTTTTTCAAAAGTCGATTATAAGTGACTAGATATTCCGTTTCCGAAATACGCCCCAAGACTTCATATACAAGATGTGAATCTATTGATACCAAATCTCCAGTGATAAACTGAGACTCTATATCCCACTGGCACTTCTCCTCTCCTGTCCAAAGCCTATGACTTAATCTGTAAGATCTTTCTTCTTTTATCTTATCATAAATTACAAATATAAGCATTACTAAGAACATATACAGAATTACCAAGATAGGGCTTGTTACTACAAACATACGCTATTTCTTTTTTCTTTTACGTTTATTCTGTAAATACTGTCCGAAATCTTTCGGGGTAGGAACCATCATAAAAGACTTATCCATCATTGTAAATTCCGGGTGATAATAATAATCTCTAAGACTTTCTTTCATACGCTTATCTATTTAAATGATTATCACAAACCAAATCGCATGACGTTTCGCCTTGCGAATCAATGCACCAGCCCTGGCCATAGGCATCCTCATTGTCGAACCAGTAGCAGTTACCGCAACATTTCTTTTCTTTCTTTGCCATAAGCTATTTGAATCTGATTACGAACATATTCTTTTTTAACCACGCATCAGGGCACATGCCCTTCTTCGGTTTATCTACAGTTATCTCGTCGATTTCCTTCTCGATATACGGTTGGTTATCTTTCGGATAGCCGAGTAGAAAATGAACGTGTGTGAAAGGCTCTAATACTTCCTTGCGATAAGTTCTATCTTCCGGACTGTCCGAAGTATGTTTGAGACCTCCGGTGAGATAACCTTGCACGAAAAGGCCTCTATCGGAAGCACGATGATATTTGGCTACACCAACTATCAAGTCTGGCCTATTCGGTATATCCTTTCTAAATAAACGAATCGTCCAGTATAAAGAGCATTCCCGATACTCCTCTGTCTTCTCTCCGCTAGCTATCTTCTGGTACCACTCATCAGTAAGATGAATGGTTAATATTTTCTTTTCTGCCATATTATTTACTTTTTATCAGTGATGGAAACCACTTCGGATCCCGAATAGGATAAGATAAACGATTGGCCAATTCCCTGTAGAAGAAATTGATAGGGTTGCGATATAACTTCGTATTAAAGTCCCGCATCTGGAATGGCATGTGAGGCAGGGGGACGGAAAGCATAGACTTGCTGAATACCGGCAATACCGTTCTTGTCAACATCTGAGCTTCGTAGTACGCTTCCTTATCATCTACTATCGTAAAAGTGCCAGTGAAACTGCGGGGTGCTTCCTTGCTCTTTTGCTTACCTGCGGCAAAAGGGTTGCCAGATGGGGAGATGTCGCTATCGTTCACAAGAGAAATCTCATGCCATATATCGGGCAGCATTAGCTCTTCTCTATGTTCCCACTCCATCTTATTTTCACCATGGCCTGCGAATGTTACCAGATTGCCTTCCTCTTTAATATAAGGCTGACCTGGCTGCCTTTCAAAATTTTCTTTCTTGCAGACGAAGACTCTTTTTCCTATACCAGCATATTCTTCTGTCAGCTCTCCCTCGCTTACATTCGAGCCAAATGGCTCATAGGGTTCTTCTTTCTTTGCCATAAGCTATTTCTTTTTATAATCTATACCTTCCCTTTCCAGATACTCTTCGGCTGCCTCTTGACTGTCAAACTTCATGGGGTGGCCGAACATATCTTTCATGTATTTGTATTTCTGCCACCAATGCTTTTTATACATAATGAAAAACTTCATTTTATCTGCAAAAACAGAGAGCCTATCCCCGTTAAAGAAACTGGGAAAATATAACGAAACAATTTTTATCTTCATACGACTATCTTTTTTAAAGTAAATATACTCACCTATCTGCTCCATCAATATGATAAGAGATATTACGAATATCGCAAGGAGTATAAGCTGCAGACCTGAGCATTGTTCAATTGCCATAACTATATTATTACTTCTTGCTATAATCTACCCGCTCATCTTTGAAACCGGTGAGGCGCTTGGCATCCTCCTCAGTTATCAACTCCAAATCATCGTTGTTTTCATTATCCTTGATAACCAAATCATCGGTAAAGACGAAATAATACTTACCATCATGGGTGGTAAGATTGGTAGGACGGAAAGGTATGCAGGCAATGAGGGCACGCAGTCCTAACTTCTTCAGAATATCATCGTGAGTGGTAACTGGATGATATGAAGACATCACTTCCTTAATAGCTCTACCCTCTTCATTATTCAGGTTAGGAGTTACCCAAAGCTGATTATCATCATAATAAGTCTTGCTCCAGACTTCCTTATCCAATGTTTCGTACTCCTCGGGAGTAACAACAAACTCGTAGATTTCCAACTTTCGGGAAAAGGTGGAGTTTACATAAGAGGCAATGACTCGGGTTAACTGGAAGGGTATCGCCTTGCGGATGCGATCGCAATACTCTGCGTTTTGCTTTCGCTCCTTATCTATCACGTCCTTCACCCACTCGAAAGACTTAGAACCTTCTTTTAATTTAAATATGTGCATAGTGCTATTAACTTTTAATGATTTTTCTTGAGACCAGCGATAGAATCGCTGGGAACGGGGGCGCGATTTTGCTTCTTGACTTGGCAGGGGCAGGAGGCTGAGTGAATGCAGCAAGTATTGCCTCTGGCGGTCTCAAAGATGATATACTCGTGACCTTTTGAAGTGACGGTGATACTACTACCTTTTATGCGGTCGCCTTCTCTGTAATCGGTAATGAGAGCATGAAACAGCAGATAGAGCATGCCGTACATAAAGAGTGTAAATATCACATCTGAGGTCGTTGCTTTCATCTCATAAAGGAGTTTCTTTAACTTTGCCTTATCCATACGCCTTAACAATTATAGAGCTTGATACCATAGCGGTCCTTCATCAGGGTTACTGCCCAGTCGGGATAACCACCTTTATGCTGCTCCTGATAGATTTCTATCTCCCGGATATAGCGCTGCAGAAGGAGAACAAATCTAGGGTCGGGCGTTTCGCCACCTTTGATGTGATACTTCTCCTGGGCGAACTGCATTTCTACCTTCAGTTTGTAGCTGTAGGTAAACTGCTCGTTGCCTCCTTCATGGAGAATGATAGCCATGACGCGCGCCAGGTCATCTTTATTCACTACCGCCATGCCTACTGCATCGGCTGTGCGGAGAGTAACGAGATAGAAATCATAATCAAAATCTGTTTTATCCATATCGTTTTGTTTTTATCTATTACGCTTTTTTTCTCAATTTTTCGCTGCACATTTCTAGCTTAATTAAGACATCATCCGGAACATCTTCGACACGAAAATCATGCTCTGACGCATACAGACTAATAATTTCCTGATAGAAGTCTTTTATCTCGTCACGCTTAAACGCTTCGTAAGGAACGAAATCTATTGCTTCTACGGAAAGCATAACCCCATCTTTATAAACACAATTTGAGATATAAATGCCGCCAGGATATACAAAAAAAGCTTTATCCTTACAAATTCTCTTCAGACATCGAAATGAAGGAACTTCAGCTAAATCTTGTGCTATCTGCAATTCGGGAACCTTTCTGTAGCCATATATCGAATGAATATAGGCACTTACGAAATCGGAGCGAAAACGAACCTTAGAACGATGAAACAGCCAACCACCGTTTTTCCTTCTGGTTAACATATCCGAGTCTATTCCACCTTCGGGATAGTGATAAACTACAGCATAAATGCTGCCAGCTTCGTTGCGGGTAATAAATTCTACATCTGTTTCTGTCTGCTCTACCTCCCGCGGCTCACCCATACGCTTAATAGCGTTATTGAATTTCATATACGCCTGGTTATTGGTATACTCATCGCCATAAAAGGTAGATACTACCTCGATAAGCTCATTGCTGTCTTCCTTCGAGAAATTCAGTAGGTTTGGGTTCATAACTACTTGTTGCATACGCTACGCCTCCTACTTGTTGTAATCTACCACGATGTTGTATTTGGCGAGGACGGGTACCAGACCGGTCATTACGCCTTTGCCCAAGAGAGGAACGGCATCGAGCACGCTGTATGGGATGACCTTCTTCTTCGGGAGCTGTTCACGGTTGGCTTCCTCTTCTAGGATTTTCTTGTAAGTTTCCAACTCCTTATCGGCATCATCGCGCTCATCGAGAGCCTTCTTGTATTTGGCATTCAGTTCGTCGTATTGCTTCTGAGCCTCCTTAGCCTCCTGTTTCTGCTTGGCGATATAATCACTGGCCTTGAGCATGGTGTCATTGGCTTCATCAGCTTCTTTTCGCAAGGCTGCAATTTCATCCTGATGCTGGGCTTTCATATCCTCTAGCTGATGTTGCAGATCAGAGAGCTTCTGACGAAGGGCATCGGTATCGGTGGCGGTATGGATGAAATCGAACAGGCGCTCTACGTTCTGCTTTAACTGGGTGCAGGTTTCGGAAGTGGTACCGATAAGGGTTACGGCTTCTTCGGCGGTGAGAGTATAGCCTGGAGAGGCTTCCTTTTTGCCAGCGATGGAATCGCTGGGAACGGGGACGAGAGAGGGACGTGACGAGGCAGAGGGTTGCTGCTGGGCGGCTTCTTTCTTTGCGGCGGCTTCCTCTGCAGCTTTCTTTTCTTCTGCCTTATTTTCCTCAGCTTGCTGTTCCTGCACAAATTCGATAGCGGAAGGCATATCTCCCAACTTATCGTAGTAATTATCTTCCTGTGCGTCGAGTGCAAGGCGACCTTCGTATACTTCCCATAGGCCGTTGTCGATGAGATAGTAGATAGCGGAAAGCACGATGCGCTCGCCGTATTCCTCGATGTAGGCATTGAGCGGTTTCACCCAGGCCTTTTCTACTACGTCTTTGAGCCATTCCTTATAGACGATGCCCATCAGCTTCTCTTTATCCCCTTCCACAGCATAGCAGGAAGCGATGCGAGGGATGATATAGAGAGGTTCCGTTTTCTGCAGGAAGTTCTCGAAGTTGATTCCGAGCGCCTGACGGACCATATTACTTACGCTCTTGAACTTGTATTTCTTCAGCAATGAGCGAAGAATATTCTGTTGTTTCGTGTTCATGTTTTTATAATTGTTTATTTTGTATTTCTGAAACTCATATTTCAGCCTCCTGTGCTGGGTCTTCTGGCCAACCATATTCATCATAGCCCGCCTTGTGTTCATCGGCTGACTTCTCACGGCGATTGTTGTAATACACAGGCTGCTCACCTGCGGCTACTCGCTCCTTATTGTACTCTGCATAGGCAATGGCTAACTTATCCATAAACTCTTCGTTAGCACGACGTTTAGCAATCTTGTAGTCTTGGGTAGCTTTCTGATATGAGGCGTGAGCTTCGGAACGATCAGCATCTTGCTGAACGAAGAAAGATTTCTTTTCCAAGGTTTGCTTGCCGAGAAATTCTTTCAGGCTAGACTTCTGACGTTTCTTGAACTCAACTTCCTTATCCAGGAGTTCCTTCTTACGTTTCGCAAAGGCCTCGCCGCCATCGGTCTTGATTTTCAAAGCAACTTCGTGCTTTTTGTCTCTTTCCTTACGCAAAGGCGCAAGGACTTCTTTCTGAAATTCTTCTAATGTTCTCATTTTCTCAAAATCTTTAATGTATTATAAAACTTTTCTTAGTCGAAGAGGGAAGGCTGACGTGCCTTCAGCTCCTCTTCTTTTGCTGCCTTTTCCGCTTTCTCTTCCTGAACTGCAGCAGATAGTATCTGTTTCAGTCCCTTGCGAGAGGCGAGAGGTTCCCTTGATACGAGGGAAATAAACTTATCTCTGCCCAGTTTGCGGTAGAAAGGAATAAACTCCTTATCCACCAAATCGGCAGGGGCACTAGGAATCAGTTTGCCCTGGTAAGGCTGACCTTTTCCATCTACTACCAGGAAATGGCGTGTGCCATTTTCCTCATCTGATATATCAATGCCTCCGGAATATTTGGCTATGCTGAGTTGACTGCACAGCCAAGCCTCCTTGGCTATCACGATTGTTTTCATTGGGCGAGGGGTTGCTTATTTTTCTGCAGTTAAATCATTCTTGATTTCATCCCACATCGCCATCTCTACCTTCTTACCGTCGAAGTGGCCAACGGCAACCAGTTCGCCACCTTCCTGGGTAGCATCAGCAGAAGAGATAGCACTACTGCGGATAATCATAATATCGAACTCATGGATAGCATCGAGGATGCTCTTCATATCGATGTGCTGCATATTCTCTCTAGCATTCAGACGGATGCGCTGAATATCAGCATCAGTCAGCTTACTGGACGTTTTCTCCTGCGCATCCATCACTGCCTGCGTCTCGATAGTGATACGCTGCTGCTCATAAGCATCAACGAGCAGTTCCGAGTTTTGTATCTGGGCGGCGATGTTCAGGAACTTCTCGAACAATTTACTTTCACCCGCAAGCAGCGTGGTAGCTAAACTCTGCTCAATGAGAAGAGTCTTACCTTTTACCTGCCAGTAAATCAATCCAGCCTTCTCCCACTTCTTGATCGTGGCAATTACGCTGGTCAGACTATCCAATGTTTTGAGAGCTTTCTTTGCTCTATGTCTTTTAAACGGATTCCACATAATCTATATATTGTTTAAAATGAATATTCCAGTGAAAAAAGCGCCCTATGCTCACGCACTGGGGAGGTGTAGGGAAATGTGAATAGACAACCCTACATTGCTTTTGCTTGTAGTTATTGTAAAATAAATACGGAACATCCTTTCGCTAAAGGTGTCTGCTATGAAGCATTTACATTAATTCAATAATTTAACAGTTAGAGCTTTAAAAATCTTCGATAAACTATATTGAATCTTAAAACATGAATTACCATTAATGAGTAATGAACCTGGTACCGTCTACCTCGAGCACCAGAATGTCGTTCACGACACGGATTTCTCCGCTGTTTACGAACTGCACCTTTCTCTGATGCCTCAGAATGTCTACCTTCAGACAAACGCATTCACCTTCATCTACATGCCCGGTCTTAGTGAGGAATTTGATGTAGAACGATTTGCGCTTTACGTTCCTCGCTGTCTGCGGATGCACATAACCAGTAACCTGCTGTCCGCTGCGGGGGTCTATCCACTGCCACTTTTCGCAGAACTGACGGAGGTTCTGATAAGACTGATGATATTTTGCCATAACTATTATTGTTTATACGAAACCACCGAAGTCGTAATGATCACGAGGACCATCCTGCTCCTTATCCTCTTCGTAAGGAGGAAGCTTTGCTTGCAGGAATCGGTTTAGGATGATACTGTCTACCTTCCGTTTCTCCTTGGCTACCCTTTGCCGATGCCGCAATATATCAGGAAACAGGATGTTCTTGAGCGGGTTCGACCAATCGGCTGCGTCATTGCATGCCGAATAATCGGGGTAAAGAACCATGGAGTAATGCGATAACTTACCGTTAGGGGTATCGAGCATCGGACCAGCCAACGTAAAGGCTTTCTCCTCATTGTAAAGAACCATGTGCGAGGTCTGTAGGGTCACATCCTGATGGTTCTGATAAAGGATTCTGTCTCTGTATTCCATCAGATGAATATCTATCCAGTCTTCTACACTCTTATCGGTAGAGAGCACCAGGTGAGTTATCCAACCTCGCTCAAAGCAGGTTTGAAGATAGTTGATGATATACCCGGTAGCAGATGTTCTGCTTACGGTCATCGCCAACACCATCACGCAGAAATGATTTTTCTGCGCCCGGTTGGGATTTACATCTGCCAAGTATCCGATAGCGTGGAAGAATTTATCTACCAGCACATCGCCGTGCGTATAGAAGCTCAATGCCCGCCGTGGGGCTTGGATGATTGCCTTGGGCAGCTTTTTATCTACACAGCAGGGAGGAATAAAGAGCAAAGTATCATTCATAATCTTATCTTATTCGTTCGATGTAAGTTTATTCACTAATAATCATCGGCATGATCAGGGTCAATGCTCTAGGTGATGATTCGTTTGCGGTGATTACCCCAGCGCGGCTAGGGTCGCCAAGATGCAGGCATACGGTATCAGACTGGATAGGTGCCAGGGCATTCAGCAAACTGCTTGCCTTGAACCCGATGCGATGACCATCTACGCAATTACTATCGATGATAAGTACCTGGTCGTTCGCCGCCATATTGAAGTCCAAATCCTGCGCTGCTATATCGAGGAACATGCCTTCTTTCTTCAGGACGATCATGTTGCTGCTTTCTGAAGAGAAGAGTGCTACACGCTTTACTACGCTTGCCAACTCCCGTTTGTCTACCACAACATCATAAGGGTTGTTGCGAGGAATTACCGAATTATAATTAGGGTACTGACCTACCATCTTTTTGCAGACGAAGGTAATATCATTACCCGAAGTGAAGCGCACCATACTCTCGTTTGCTTCTATATCAATATCTGCGCAGTCATCAAAAACCGCCAAGCTCTTGAAGAAGGTTCTTTCTACGAGAATAATGCCAGGTGTACCGCTACGGAAGAAATTGCTGCCTCCCGTTTCAGGGTTGTTGGTATGAATGAGCTTGATGAGAGAGTGACCATCAGAGGCTACAAAAGTAACCTCACTTCTGTCCTCGGCTACATCGATGCAGAGACAGTTCATGATTGGTCGAAGTTCAGAATTGCCTACAAAGTTACCGGCATGAGAGAGCACATTACCAAAGGTTGCCATCGGCAGGGAGATATGAAGACTGGCATTATCAGGCTGCGCTGCACGAGGAAATTCCTCGGCGCTGAAATAAACCAGACTGACGTTACCCTTCTTTACATTTTCGCCGTTCTGGGTACAATACTCAATATTCATTGAGCGGTTCTTATCCTGAGATAGATCCATGGTGACTACGCAGTCAGCAGGGAGTGTAGAAAGGAGAGACAACAGAGACGTGATAGGAAGAACAACGTCTTCTTTGAAGCTGCCTTCCACGATACTGAGAGGTGCAGGGATAGATAACTCCGAATCAGTGGTAGCTGATACGAAGAAGAACTGACCATCTTCCTTGCGCTGGGTAAGGAGCACATTGCTCAAGATGGCGATGGTTGACTTGCTGTCGATACACTTCGCAGCTTTCTGCAAAGCTTGACGAAGCAAGAGGGATGATTGCGCTTGTATTTTCATTTTGCTTTATTTTTTTTGTAAATTCTATTTTCTTGTTTATGGACCAGCGATAGAATCGCTGGGAACGGAGGCGCAAAGGGGTTAAGGTTCTTTTTACCTTTTTACCCTTTTACCTTTTTACCTTTAAAAAGGCAGGTCGCTCTTATCTATTTCCTCTACGGTAGCTGCGGCATTGTTGCCATCGCTAGCGTTCGGTATAGCTTGCCTTCTGCCCTGCTTGCGGGAGGTGAATGTCTTCCATCGCTCTTCCTCTTCTGGGGTGAGAATAACAATGTTGCCATCGTCATCACGGTATGGTAATGGGTCGGGACCTTCAACGTATTCCTTCGCTATCCGCTTTAACTCGTCGTAGCTTTCCGGAATATGATCCTTTCCGCTACGGAAGAAGAAATAGACGTGCTTACTGGTCTTTACCCTGCGGATATGCTTTGGCTCCACACTATCATCGTTTTCCCATTCACGCCCTACGAAGTATTCCTCCGTTATCCAGGCGCGAAGCTTGAAACAGCCATGGCGCTTATTGTCCTCACCTATCAGGAGATGATCAGGATTGCAGATGATATTCATATTCTTGCAATACTTCTTGATTTTCTTCTTGAAGGTGGCTCGGCTATATTCCTTACTTTTACCCTCGCTGGCATCAGCCCAATCACGCATGAACTCATTAAACATTTCGTCTGCACAGATAGGTGCTGAATAGACTTCATTACGACTGAAGAACCACTCGAAGTAGTTCACCGTGTTCTCGGTCAGCTCTCTTACCATCAGTCTTCGCTGAACGTTTTTCTGAGGAGCAATCACAAAGGTATGATAGCGCATGATAAACTGAACGGCTAAGGCACAGATGTATATCGCCTGATTGCGGTCTCGCTCATTCAGATTCTCCGGTTCCTTAACGAGGTTCTTCATCACTTCCTTGGGGGAACGTGCCAGCTTATGCTGCATCGGATTTTCTCGACAGAACCTATCCGAGAAAGATACCAAAGGAAAACGGCCGATGGTAGACTCATCATCATCACTCAACTGCGAGTTGCTGGAAATTACGTTCGTTGGCGATTCTTCCAACTTGAAGACGATAGGGTCACCAAACTTTCGTTCTACCTTGGCTCCCGCCGTTACCTTATTATAAAAGTACTTCATGGGGAAACCCGAAGGTTTATCTTCCCAATGTACTACCCTATATTTACCCGGAGAAATCAGCAGGTCGGAAAGACTGAACTTTGCATCGGCAATCGTCAGGAAATCTTTCATATCGACGCGCAGTACATTGACTGCTGAACCTACCACAAGTTCTATCATCAGTGATTTACCCGAACCGCCACTTGCCTGCTTCTCGTCCTCCACCTCATCTTCGAGAAGATAAGGACAGATACTCTGCATATCAGCCCATGAGCGATAACAAATTCTTCCTAAACAGGAAATCATGTTGGCAAAATGGGAGTCGATGTCGGCGATAGCTTCGGCAGGCATTGGCTCTTTGTTACGGATGCAATCCTGCTCCAGTCGCCACTGCATATTGCAGCAGCCTCGAATCACTCTCAGGATAGGCCAAAGCTCCTTCTCCTGCTTACCTTTCCAATCCACCTGCCAGCGGAAGGTTTGCGCCCAATCTTTAAGCTCGGATTTTTTTTGGTCGATTTCGGCTCTTGTGAAGACTGGCGAACCGTCTTCGTTGGTCTGAGCTTCCTGCTGGGCGATGACTGCCACCCTATCCTTGTATTCCTGGCTCTCGCTGATAACAAACGGAGGATTGAACACCCTCATCGTAAAATCATACGGTCTTTTAGCCAGGGCAGGTATAAAGAAATTCAGGCGGTCATAGCTGACTGGCATGATGGTTTCGGGCGTAATCTTCAACGCTACATTGCGAAAAAAGAAATATTCCGTATGCGCATCGAAACTTTCTGTGAAGTCTATCACCATGCCCTGCAAGCCGCCAGCCGATTTCTCGCTGAAATTCTTGTCTATCAGGTTCGCGCAGTCTGACATCATCTTGCGCTCCTGATCATTATGCCGCCAACTCTGTTCAGTAAACTGCAGAAGTTGGTTTTTCGTTGCTTGGATGATACTCTTCTGGTCGATGTATTCTACGAAACATCTATCCAGATGGATATACTGACCTACAAGGTCGGTACTCTCAGGGTCTATCATTCTGTAATAGCCGTGACAGGTCATAAAGAGCCACACCTTGGTAGGCGATACCTTGCAGGTAGGCGGTTTAGGTTTGCCGCTTCTCGGATCACGGGGATATTCTATCTCGAATGGATCGGTGTTGTTGGCACCCCGCAATCTCGAATATAGCGGCAACCTTATATCGTGGTCGAACTTGAAGTTATCGGTATCATCCATGTGGTAGCTCATCAGATAATCTCTCACTGAGCGAGGAGAGCAACCGTACAACCAGTTCCACCTTTGATTATATCTACTTCTGAAGCCATCGGGCAGCGTGGCATAACAAATATCGCAATACTTGGTTGCGATGGCTCCGCAATCCCTTTGGCTGGCGATGTCGTTAGGGTAAATCATGATAACCCTTTCGGCAAATCGCTTCATCTTCTGATACTGAACAGCATTGAAATCGAGTTTTTCCTGTCTCCACTGCCCACGCTCGATATACCAGAAGTTTCTTCTGCCTAGCGAGAAGGCTACGTGGTACCAGCAGTATTTCTGAAAATGCTTATCCTGCGCCTTATCCTGACGCAGGGAACGCATGGCGTAATAAATACTCAGTGCATCTTCCGGGGTCCGGCAGAAAACGATGTTCTGAGCTTTGATGTCGCCTACTTCTATAGGTTCCTCCTCAACATGGAAGGTGCCTTTCGGTTCACCATCCTTGGTTTCGTTCTCTACCCATATTTCTTTCGTCTCGGTGTAAGCCTCTCCCGGTTGCAACTTTTCTATTGCCGAGTGAACGGCCGTAGAGTTGTTACTCCGATGGTCCATCGCATAGGTGAAAACCTTGTCACCCATCAGCCACTTGCTCACCTTCCTAACGCTATGTTCCTCACAGGTAGAGAAGACGATAGGGTCTTGCTGCATGGCTGGACGGAAGAAGCATCCGCAACTGCCTTGAGGTGCTATTACGTCCGTTGCGAAGCAGACGAATAGCGGGTTCCAGGGTGTGCCGTAAATGATTTCACTCACCAGTTGTCCGTTTCTCACTACGTGGGGCAGCGTTACCTGGTCCACGGCATAGATGCGGAAATCTTCATTCAGCATCTTGGTGTTGAAGTCCTTTCCGAAGCCGTATTGCGGGATTCCCTTAACCGATGTGACTTCGCACCCCAGGGCTGCGAGCTCCTGGGGGTTGAAGTCAGTTTTTGGCATAAATGAGAAAGTTTCTATCGTTTGTGGAGCGATTGTGCGATAGTCCATTTTTGCAAAGAGCATCGGCCATTTGGCTCTCGTCTTCTCGTTATCGCCATACACCCTCACGATGAAGTCATGGCACAGACGCAGCAGACTGGCTCCGTGCATCGGCAGTTTTTGCATGGCAGCATAAAGCTCTAAGGCTCCATAGCCATACTTGCCGGTCTTGGTACACATCCAGCGCAGAGCACCATGCTCTGCCTTAGAATTGTCTTCCACCCCTACACCGTTATACATACCGCCTCGCTCATTATTGTAGATAATGAGGTGAGGAGTCTGCTTTGCTTTGCCCTGCTCGCCATCATCCGCCTCTTCCTTCTGGCAGAGGGGACAGAAACAGGCTGTCTGTCCCTCGATGCGCTGCTCATCGGCAGGTTTTACGAGGAATGCCATGTCAAGGTTGGCAATCTGGTTCAATATCGGGTGGAATAACATATCTTACAGTAAGAGTATTATAGTTAAAAGAGAAGGGAAGGCACCACTCTTGACCATTGACCAGCGATTCCATCGCTGGGAACGGAGGCGAAGGGTAGGCCAAACTTCAAGTGTTTACATCTTGCCGGGTTATATTCCAGAGCGAGCGGTCGGAGCATTTGAAAATCTGTGGTACTCGCCCGCTGCAAAGATGCAGTGAATCGTAGTCGTAGGGCATTACTGACTCCTACTACCCTTGCATAAGAGTGTTTCCAGAATGCCTCCCCTATTCTCTTTATATCATATTGTCAAAGAAAGAAGACCTTTCGGGCGACTGGCAAAAAACTGAGGATGCCGCAGATACCGTCCGATGGGGTTCCCAGGCTTTTTAATCAGACTATCCCCCTTCTTCTTGAAGCTGCGGGTGTGAGATATGCGATGAATGTTTCCAAGTCCACCTATCGCCCGTCCGGTCTTCCTGCCATTTTAACCGATGGCTCGGTGTCTAACAAAATAAAAATCGGAAACGAAGTGTATCGTACCAAAGTTGGATGATGTCATGCAGAATATCTTTTATTTCTTCATATCTTTATGTTTTATAAATTCAGAAATGTTTCCAGGCGATAATGCCTTATCTTACAGTTGCAGATGGTTTCCATGCGGTGTACTATCATCTGCGAGAGACTTTCCATCGTGAGGAAGTCGGTATTTAGACCGATAATCTGCACTTCCTGCCTCCAGTATATCTTCCCGTTCTTGCGGCGGCAACTGTGCGAAGGCGTGATAATCATATCTTCCACGCTGCCCGTCATCATCCTGCAAAGATACTCACAGGTATCTTTCAGCAGGGCGAAGGGCGCATAGAAAAGGAGGGTTGGAATATCATCCTTCAGTCCGCTCATCGTCTCGGTATAGGCGAAGCGATGCAGCATTCTGTATTTAGATAAGTTCCTATGCCTCTGCTGTATGCCCTTTCGGTTAGGGATATATGGCAAATCAAACAGTCTTGGCATAGCCTTCTCTTATCTTTTTCATCATCTGCCAGGTACTATAGATACTTCGCTTGCAGTCGAAGATAGGGTCATGTGCCGCACCTTCATCGGCGATGTCTTTATAGTCCATAGTCAGGGCATAAGCCTTGTCGAGGTCGAAAGGTTCCCCGTTTGGCTCGGCTGCATCCCAGATAATTCTCGCACATTCCAGATAGAACGTGCGATGATCTCTCAACTGGGTATGCTTTATCTCGAACTTGATACCCATCTCCCAGCAGATATATCTCAAGATAGCTACATCGAAATCAGTACCCTGCGCCCAAAGGCAAAGTTCATCATCACCGAGCTTCTTCTTGATATAGGCTATCCAGCCGAACAGATCGTTCACGATTACATCAATCGGCTGACAAGGTGCCTCGTCGCTGTCATTGCCGAGCAAGGCAGCTTTTGCCTCGTCACTCTGTTTTGACCACCATTCTGCCGTACTCTTGTCAAATGCGAACCCGTTGATGAACATGCTTCGCAGGTCAACGTGAGCAGAAAAAGTGGAATTTCTTAACACACCATCACCTTCATCAAAGAAAGGTGATTCGTCCCCATATCGCTTCCACGCCACCGCACCGAGACTCATCACGGCTGCGGTGGGCGAGAGCGAACAGGATTCCCAATCAAAGGTTACATCTATCATTATATATGGTTACGAATTTTACCTTTTTACTTTTTTACCTTTAAAAGCAAGAGTGCTTTAATTCCTTCCTGCTCCCATGGCTTCCAGTCATCAGCGGTAAAACGCTTGATGATGGTCGTGCGGCTCATGCCTCGCTCCTCCATAAAGGCAAAGAACTTCATGCAGAGACTGTTGTTGGCCTTCTTCAGACAGGTGTAGAACACACCCGACTCATCGCTCATAGCAGCCTCAAGCAAATATCCCTTCTTACTAATCTCGTTGCCCAGGGCATCGGTCTCTACATACCCAGATAATAGGTTAGCTACTTCCGGTATAGCTAAGAACTGCTTTTTGCAGTTTTTAATGCCTTGGATTTCCCAAGCGTCGAAACCTTTCTGAAAGAAACGGAGATAGAAAGTTGAGATTGTGAAGCCCTTATCCGATAAAAACTCAGCTAAGTTCTTCTTTTCCTCCACAGAAATATCATTTACCTCTAATGGAGAGTTCTTTCTGCAGATTTTTTCTATAATTTCCTTTGTCATTTCGATTTTATTTCTTAATTTTGGTGCAAATTTAAAGATTAAAATCGAAATAACCAAATGTTACCTATATTTTCTTTCAGAAATTAGGGGAATTTAACATAGGTTACATATATTAATTGATTTCGAGATGAACAGATTAGAGTTATTCACCTTATAAATGTAGTTGAGATATGAAGTACTTTTACAATTACAGCTTCCTAGACAAATGGATGGAAGCAAACAGCAAAATCACCAATAAAGAAATTATGAAGGCTATGGGTACTACGAGTAATGCGTGCCTGGATAGCTGGATAAGAATGAAGTCGCCGCTGCCTACCATCGCCATGCTGCGATTCTGCAATGCGTTTCACGTTCCGCTCTCGGCATTTATCGTAGATGCGGACCAGCAAGGAAGGGAAGGCTGCTGCGAGGAGGGGTATGTATGCCCTGGTATAGATGACCAGTTTGAACCCGATGGGGGCTATCTGGATAATGAAGAGAAGCGCAAACAGGGTACGAGGGCGCTGCGCAATCCGCTCGATGTGGAGAGGATGAAATCGGTAGTGCCTGGGTGGACCAGCGTTGGAAACGCTGGGAACGGAGGCGCAAAGGGGTTAAGGCTCGGACGCAAGGAAGAGCACAAGGAAGAGACTGCCGCTGCGCCTATGGATGCTGCTGCGCCTATGAATGCCGCTGCCCCTACTCCGATTACGGAACCGGTTACAGCAGCAGAAACGGACATCAGCTTGAAGACCCTTAACCGCATGCTCGATATTATTGCTGAACAGCAGAAGCAGATAGGCGATCAGCAGAAGCTCATCAGCGAACTCACCCATCGTCTGGAATCTCAGCAGCCTAGCTACGGCATGGTGGCAGAAGAGATACATCGCGAGACGGAATAAAATAAAAACAGCCAGCTATCCATCACGGACGGCTGGCTGAGAATGTTTCAGCTTAAACTACGTTTTAGAAACAACTCATATAAAACATATAAAATAAATATATATAAAATATAAAGAACGAAATATGATTAATGCTCATTTACTGCTGCCATCTTGCGACGAAGGAACTCCTTCTCCGTGATAACCTGGCAGTCCTCGCTTGTGCTCACGTAAGGCACATCGGTATAGAAGAAGCCATGATGCAGAAAGAGGATAGGCGTTGTATTGCCAAAGGAGAACGGAAGCTGCACCTCCTTGCCTTCCTTACCCTTCGCCATCTTAGGCTTGAACTGCAGGATAGCGATAAGAGCCGTTTCATTTACGATAGGCAGTGCCATCATCTCCTTCTCCAGTTCGCTGTTTTCTTCTGGAATAAAGAGCGATGTGCTCTGCATTCCGTCCTTGGTAGGAGTCTGAATGTTCGTCCAGCCTTCCTTGCTGATCGTGTTTTTGAACTCTACCATCGCCACACCACCTGCAAAGCCTTCGGGCGATTCGTAGTAGGTATCGGCTCCCTGCTTCTCTGCCCAGGCTCTCGCCTTCTCGCTTGCTTCACAACACTCAGCAAGAAATGCCTTCAGCTTCTTGCCTGTCTCACTCTCATCAGCTATCTTCAGATAGTTGTGAGGTCTGTTTTCTTTTTCCATAAATCCTTATTTTTTTAATCTATTATATAATTTTCGAGAAAAATTGTATTTTTGAGTATATATTTTCAGCGAAATATTGTATTTTTGAGAGTTAAACCAGCGATAGAATCGCTGGGAACGGGGGCGCAAAGGGGTTAAGGCTTTTTTACCTTTTTACCTTTTTTACCTTTATTTCGCCCTGCAATAGATAACCGGCTCGCCACTCTCATCATTCTGCATGATAAAGCCCCAGTATCCTAGCTCCTGCAGATAAAGCGAAAGCGGGTCGCCAAGCGGACAGACTATCGCCTTGAAGTACTCACGAAGTCGGGCATCGTTAAACACTTCGCAACCGTCTACCCAATGATCCAACGGCTTATACTGATTATTGAAGGCTTCTATCTTTGCCGGGATAACGAAATCCTGCAGCGTAACTTCTGCCTGCTCATCATTATCCACGATGTCGTAACCGTACTGCACGTGTTTCTTACTTTTTCCCTTCCCCATGGTCGATATATTTATTAATTGCTGTAAGTACCAAAACTATCACGATAAGCAGAAAAAGGGCGAGGGCGTTCTTTCTGGCTTTCTGAATCCAGTTAGCCTTTCTTGTCTCTGCTGTATTCTTTTCCTGCGTATCTGATAAGCTGTCGGTGGCCTCCCAGTGGGTGCCCACATCATTACTGCTACTGACGGCAAGGCTATCGATGGTCTTCTGCATCGTATTGATTTTCTGCTGCTGCATCTGCAATCGCTCCTCATAAGAAGACTGGTTGTTATAACTGCCCTTGCGATGTGTAGTGCGGTTGGTGGTAGTCTGCTTATTGCCGGAGGAATCAGTGGTCTCGGTAATCTGCTCCTGGATAGTCTCCTCATATTCGCCCGTTTCCGTAGACGAAGAAGAAGTATGCTTATCCTCGCTCACCTTAATGGCTACGCTGTCATTCACCATTACCTGCTGATGCACGCTATCCTGCTGAATAGCCGATACGCTATCCTTCACTTCCTGGTGGTTATCGCTAACCGCCCGTCGAGAGGCAGCACATGCCGTAAACATCATCGTCACTACTGCTATCAAGAGTAGTTGAATAATCTCTTTCCTTTTCATACGTTTTCATTTCTTTTAATGTTTCTGATGCAAAGGTAAGAAAAAGGGGAAGAATAGATGGGACAAACAAATAAAGGTAAAAAAGTAAAAAGAGCATTTAAAAGTAAAAAGGTAAAAAAGTAAAAGAACAGCAGGGCGATATATCCCGCTAGGCTCTTTTTACCTTTTTACCTTTTTACCTTTAACCTCGGTAGAATACCGGAGCAAAGGAACCTTTGCAGTCGAAGAACTCCTTTGCTTTATCCTCGATACCCAACTTCCGTATCATATCAAAGTCATCATCGCTGCACTCTACGCAGAACCTTCCGTTCTTCATGCCAACGAAGGAAATGCGGGAAACCAGTGATTTCTCAGCGTCGCCTATAACGAGCTTGCAGAATGCCTTCCACTTGTCGATACCTTGCCCGCTCTCGGTTACAATCTTACTTTCCGTAGGCTGATGCACATGGGCGAATATATCACCCTCTACCGGTTTTCCAGTTTGCTGTGCGCTATTCTGCTTATACCGCTCATTCAGAGTGGCAGCAATATCAGTGTTCTTATCCTTAGATAGATGATTCTCACCAACCACCGTGCGCCTGACGTGAAACCTGATAAACTCAGGATCACCTTTTCGCTTGCCCGATTTATAGATGATGTCATCGTCTTTCAGCTCATCAAATACAATGTCCGTCTGCGATAACTTCTCCATTCTCTGCAAATCCCTACACACCACATCGAGAACTTGCTTTCTGAATTGCGAGAACTTGGGGTATTTGTTCATAACCGGTTCGCCCAGCTCATTCAACAGAATCTCCTTCTTGTTGTTATCTAGTTCTACCAAACCGAGATAAGACTTCAGTTCCAGGAAAGGCACCGATATATCCATGCTACGGTTCAAACCTATCTGACGCAAGAGATAGATATATACGCGTGGAGTGTTCACGTTCTTGGCAAACTTTGCTATCATGGATATATGGTGAATATACCCCTGCCCCATATCGAATACACGCTTAGAAAGTTTCGGGTCAATCTCAAGCAGGATATATCCCAGTATGCGGTCCACCTTCTTTCCGTCCTTAGTCGTATATCCGTTCTTTGATAACGGTATACGCATTCGGCTGAATATATGCGTAAATTCCTCGCTGCCATCGGGCAGTGTGCTCTTCACCGCCATATCAAGAATACTTGTCTTCAGCTCCGCTCTCAACTTCTGATAGCTCATATTCTCATAAGTAATGAAATCGTGAATATCTATCTTGATAGGCGGGATATTCATAACAGCATGGTCCACGCCTTGCTCAAACAGAAAATCAGAACGAGCGTCGCCCAACTGTCTTTTCTCCAGAAAATACTCATCCACAAATTTTTGAAGGTGGGTACTCGTTAGCATCAACACGTTCTGCTGGAACAAAGTGTATTGCTTATCCAGTTTCGTGAGCGAAAAAGGAGTATTTATCCAGGCTAAACCCTTGTTTTCATTATCTTCATTCATATCAAATCTGACTTTTCGTTTACCTAAATCTGACTTTTCATTTACCTAAATCTGACTTTTCGTTTACCTAAATCTGACTTTTCGTTTACCTAAATCTGACTTTTCATTTACCCAAATCTGACTTTTCATTTACCAGTATCTTTGTAAGTATCTGAAAACTAAACTATTAAGATTTTACTAATATATATAATATCTATAATCTTATAATTTTCTATTTAAAGATTTCGTTTTTAGGTAAACGAAAAGTCAGATTCAGAAAGGTAAATAGGTTCAAAACCACTTTTCAGTTTACCTTCAAATCTGACTTTTCGTTTACCTGCATTATCCGTTCTTATGTCTATCCAGATACTCGATGACTGCCTGCAGAGCGATGTCCTTGATAGGCGTACCCGTCTCCATCTTCATCTGCAATATCTGCATGTAGTAGTCCATCGGCACATAGATGGTGATACCGTTCTGCGTCTTCTTGCCAGTTTTCCTCATAGGTGCAGACTCGGGAGCAGAAATAGGAGCGGCTGATGCAGGAGGAACCGGAGACTGCGAAGGTGCTTCAGTCTGGGGTGCAGGTTCCGGCTCTGCGGTACCCTGCCCGTTCTGCTGTTTCTCCAATGCCTCGGCAGCGCGCTTCTGGCGAGCTTCCTCATTTGCCTCATAAATCTTTTCTATACCTTTGATGGCTGGAGAGTCTTCCAAACCTTCAAACTTATGTATACTACTTTTTGTTTTTCTTGCCATAATCGTAAATCTCTAAACGTTAAACATGAATCATTATTCCGGCATGCTGGCCAAAATCTCCTTCGTAAAATTCTCATAGTCCTGCCCTACTCTGCTGTAAGGCGAATAAGAGAATATATCCTGATTGATAGCCTGCGCCTCTACCATCTTCGTATCTCGACGGGTGTACGAATCGAACATGTAATCATCAAACTTATTGCCCAGATACTCCTTAAACTGCTTGGTGGCTCTCGTCTGATCATTACTCATCACCATAAACAAGCCTCGAATATCAATATCAGGGTTCAAGTCTTCACGCGTTTCCTGCACCGCATTCAGAATTTCGGCAATACCTTTCGTTGCCAGCATTTCGAGCTGGATAGGTATTACTACACCCGTTGCCACAGACAGGGCATTATGCGTAAGCAGAGATAGTGCTGGTGGGCAGTCTATCAGAACATAATCGAAAGCCTCCAGGATAGATGAAACTCCTTCGGTGCCCAATTCGTCGCCTCGTACTTCCGCCAGCGGCTTGCCGAATAACTTATACAAAGCCTTGCGTGGCACCGGCATCTGGTTTAGAAAAGGTTCGATGTTGATAAGCCGGTAAGATGCTGGGGCAAGATAGATGCCCTCTCTTACCTGATAGACGGGCAAAGGAGACTGCTGTATCAGCGCATCGTATACGGTAGGCTTCCCGATATTCTCTGCCTCACTCCATCCGAAGAGGAAAGAGAGACTAGACTGAGGATCAAGGTCAATGAGCAAGATACGAGGCTTGCGCTCCTTGCCATCTTCACCCTTACCGAAGTAACCTTTCCCATAACGGCGAAGACCAGTTGCTAAACTCTGTACGGTTGTTGTCTTACCAACTCCTCCCTTGTGGTTTACGAAGGCGAGGATTTCTTTTAATCTTGTTTCTGCCATAATCTTAAAAGTATTAATTCGTTTATATATTTATTAATGTGTTCGTTTCTTTAAATCCACTAACGCATCCACGCATAAATGCACGTTTGTGCGTTTCTGGTTTTGTGGAAATATGTAGATACAGAATCATGCTTTTATGCGATCCTTTTGCGTTATTTCTTGAACACGCTACAAAATTAAGAATTTAAATTGATACTACCAAATTTTTTTATAACTTTCTGCGTTTATGAGTGCATTTATTTGTTTATTCGTACATTCATGGGTGTATTGGTTGCTTTATTCCTTGATACCTGCATTGATTTATTTATTCATTTATTTATTCATTTGTTTGTAGATTTCTTTATTGATGTGTGCGTTTATGTATTTATGCGTTTGTGTATTTGTGTATGCGTTTCTGCTTTTGTGTAAATGTGGAAACGTGGAAATGTGGAAACGTGGGGATAAAAAATAAAGGTGCAACATACCAAAGTACGAATGCACCTTTTTACCTTACTGTCCCCCCTAACCGTCGTAATCTTGTTGCGCTCGAAATTCACATTTGGAACCGTGAAGGTGGAGTAGGGCTTTTCGCTGTCTTTCTTACCCATGGTAATGGTGATATTGGTAGAGTAACGTAGGAAAACCTATTCCATCAGGTTCGGGTCCTTGTCATATCTGCTGGCGACTTCCTGCTGCCACTCATCACGCTCTTTCTTATATAGTTCCCTCTCATTCTCTTTGCCCAGAACATCGTTCCAATCCTTTTCAAATTCCTCCTTCACAAATTTCCTTATCGGTCCGAGATACTTCTTTTCTTCCTGGCAGATCAAACGGTTTTGCTTTTTGCGGTCGTCAGCATTCAGATAAGTTGATTTCCGGAAGAATATTCCGAATCCAACCCCTAACCCTATCAGCTTGCTATATTCTGTCAGGAAAGAAACCAGGTAGTCTCTCAACGTCTTTAGTACATCCTCTTTCTCATCCTTTAAACCGAGTTCCGTAAAATGTATATACTTAGATAAAGACATAACTATTACGCCCTTGTCGGTTTCTACCGTCAGCTTATAGGACGAGCTTTTTTCGCCCCATTCACGGTCTAGAAATACCTTCAATGAACCGGTCATGTTCGATTTATCTATATGAACATCGTAACTCTTCAGGTCGGGAATAACCGCTGGAATAAATGTGGTATATCCGAAGACGTAACATAGATTTTCAAAAGGTATCGTTTCTCCACGATGAGCGATGATAGAAGCTCCAGTCTCTTCATTCACACCTTCAGGAATCTGCCAAAAACCATCTTCGTCAATGTAATAATACTCGTCATAACCTTCTAAACTGTCCTTATCTTTCTTCCATGCAAGACCAATGCGCTCATACAACATGCCATAATGATCAAGAAAGATGGCATGATCGCTGCAGGGGATAGTAACTACTACTTCATTATCTTTCATATTTTTAGTTTTAAAATTGTTCTATAATTGATAACGCAAAGGCCTCCGGAATTATTATATACCCTTACGTTTTTTTATTAAATCTCCTCAAGTAGCACGCCCTGAAGGGGCAGAAGCTCCTAGCCCAGGGCAACACCCTGGGTAATCATAGGCGCGCCCCTCTCGCCCTGTAAGGGCAAAAGCTTTCTTGCGTTCCCAGGTGGTGGCATAGGCTGCGCAGCCACGCCTACCAGATAGTGGGTTTTCCTTGCGCCTACGTCCTTATCACGTCCAAATGGTACAATGATAGGCGACGATACAAGATAGCCGCATACAGGCTTAAAATCTCTGGTGTACGATGGTGATGCAAGCAACTCGGCAATATTCATCTTTATGATAGCCGCAGGAACGGAAACGGAAAGGTGTTTTGTTTCTTTCTCGTCTTCCTCCTTATCCTGCGCCAAATCTGCATGCTCCTTAGCCTTCAGCGCCTCCTTGAACATCTTATCCAGCTTCACACCTTTGTAGGCGAAGAAAGCGCAGCCACGATAGCTGTTAGCCTTATTCCGTCTATCATCAGGCATAAACTCCTTACAGAAGCCGGAAAGAGTATAAACCTTGCCCTGGTATACCACCTTGTTATTGTCTATCGTGATAACCCTCTGCCCACCATGGATAAAAGTAATGATGTCGCCAGGCTCGATGCCGATCTTATCAAAAGTAAACTTGCGGCTATCATCCACAGACTTCTTTTTCTTCTCAGAAGATGACGCAGCCTTTTCAGAAGATGATACCACAGGAACAACTTTCTTTTCAGATACCACAGGAGTAGTGATTTCGCAGCTCTGCTGTAAAAGGTCGATAAGATTACCTGCCTTACCAGCATCGTAAACGCCATCGGCCACCAGTTCGCCCACATAGACATCGCCCATCGTGTAAGGACAGATTAAATAGATATATCCGTTTCCGCATACTGCAGGCTTTGGTGTATTAGCCTCCATGTCCAGATAGAGCACATCTAACTGTGAGATGGAAAGCAGTTTTTCGCCCATAAAACAGAGATTAAAGCTATGAGCCAACACCTCATCCGTAGCAAAGGTAGCCCAATTTTCGCCCATCTTTACCGTGATAACTTTCTCGCCCTGCTTACCGGAAAGATAAACCAATTCTTCGTTTACAGAGCGGATCATCTGCTGGATAGCCTCCCAACTGCTGCCCAGATGCACAGAATGCTCTGCCGATAACTTGCTAAAGCAGTATGTCCAGTTCACAAAACGACAAGTAGAAGGCTCGTAGGAAGTCACGCCTTCAAACTCAATCACAGTAGCCTCTTCGCGGTTATCCAGTTTGGTAGCCATCAGTTCGTAGGTTTCTCCCTTCTTCATCTTTGCGCACATCTTTTTCCAGGTCTTCGCGTTGATAAGCATTTCGCGGGTATCACCAGCCTTCTGGGTGATGGTTACAGGCATAGCAAGCAACTTATAGGTATCTGTAGCCACCAGTCGTTTTTTTTCAGCGTCGATAAAGATACTTGTCACAGCCTCTTTATCCTGCTTCTTATAAACGAAATCGCAAAGCTCTGCCATCTCCTTGGTAGCCTGGAAACATACGCAGCCACGTTCCTTCTCGTTCTCCTCCTGATAATTAAACATGTGCGCCTTCTTGCCGATACCGGCAAGATTCTCGAACTTGGTAACAAGACGGAAGATATGCGCAGCAGCAAACTCGCAGCGGAAATTGCCTACCTCTATCTGGATAAGCTCATCTTTATCTGCATCACCCCAATAGAAAATCTTACCCAGGTTCTTTGCTATCTCGCTGGCACGAAAACAACCGTGGTCGTTTCTTACCATCTTCTGCCAAATCATTTCAGCTATTTCATACAGTTTGCTGAGGATAGCCATGTTCAGTTCCTTATTAGTCATAATCTTATAATCTTTAAAAAAACGAAAGTATTAAAATTGATGTATTTTATTTGAATGCTCCAGCCAGAAGTGGCAGGAAGAACACTGCTACACCGATGGTAGAGAAGAGCAGCACAGCTACGCCTACCAGGGCGATGGCTGCAACGGAATATGTGATTGCTTTTTTCATAATGCTATAATCTTTAAATGTATTAAAATTGAAGTTTATAATTTTGTCGCAGCATCGGTGAAGTTTCACCGATGTTATAACAAGGAGTGACTAGCTGCCGAAGGTAACAGTAGCTACCCGAGTATCTTTGCAAATCTCTATGCCTTCTATAACGTAATCTTCAAATCTATGAGGAGTTCCTGAGCAAAGACCGTTTTCATAGTCACTCTCTAAGCATTGGCGAATTATTTCGACAAGTTTATGAAAGGTAGTTGCGTCTACGTCTTCATCTATCCTCCATGATCCACCATTAGAATCAGAATTTACAGGATAACCATATCTGATACGTTTCACATTGCAAATCAGCTTGCAATCCTCCTCCTCGATAGGTTCGTCTGTCACAGGTATGCAAATATGCTCGATTACCTGTTTAAAGTTAGAAGCCTGTACCGAAGGACCGCTGTCGTGACTATCCTCTTTCTTCTCCTCGCTTTTCTGCTGCTTCTTCTGAGCCTGCAAGGTCGCAGCCTCGATAGCGCGAATAATATCCGTGATATATCTGCTGCCTCCATGCTTTTTGATCCAATCGTGAACGTCATCGGGTACCACATATTTATGAACGCTGCCCTCTGCTGAGCGTCTGCCTCTCTTATTTGATGTTTTGGTATTCTCCATTTTCTTTGTGAATTTAAAAAGTTGCTATAAAATGTTCTATTTTTCCGAAATAGAAGGTTGGCCAAAGCCTTTTTGCGTTCTATTTTTCCTCTTCCTCTTCTTCGAGTTCAAAACCTTCAGCTTCGATGATCTTACTATCGTTACCCATCGCCTCGGCTTGTTGCTCACGAGATAAATAGACTGGCCAACAAATAAGATCATCTGCATAATTGCCAATATCTATTTCTGCCTTATCCTTGTAGTTCCAGAACACGGAAGCCATGCAAAACACCTCCATCGCCTCTTTATCTGATAGCATAGATACCGCGCCCAGGAGTCGGGTAATCTCCTGCTCGGAACAGAACTCATTTTCTCCATCGCCCATAAGAACGGAATCGTGAACCTTGTTAAAGAGAGTATCAGAAGCTTTGGCCATATCCACATCGTTAGGAGAGATACCCTTAATAGCCTCAGTGATGACTGTCAGGCTGTGGGAATCGTTCAGCAGCCAGATAGCACGGAATCGAGCAGAAACGTTACATACAGCCAGATCCAGGTGGTTTTCACCTATCCACTTCGTGATATTTGCAACGATGCCATCAATATCCTTATTCTTGCATTTTGCTTTGTCGATAACAAAATATCTACAAGTATCAAACAAATCTCCTTCTACGAAAGTGATGCCTATGCCCGACACATTATCTTCAACCGTCCATACTACAGATTCGGTCTTGCTGGATTTTACAACAAATCTATCTTTCTTCATATTGAATCCGCTTCACCGTGATGCGTAGGGCTAAATGATTATATTACTTTTTCTTCTTTAGCCAGGGAAAGAACCAAGAACCTTCCAAATATTGTTGCGCCCTGATAACGGCATACTCCCTGGTACGTATGCGCAAATCGGACGGAATCTTCTCTATTATCTTCCCTTCTAACTCGTGGTCATAATTCACCCCGCACTCTTTCAGAAGCTCATAAAGAGGATCATCGAAGAATGAAGCAAATATATGATCCTGAGTGTCGAGGTTTAGAAACTCGAACGAGCAGAAGGGATAATCAAGGAAGGCGTGCAATATCTTAAACATCTTTATTCCGCTTATCCGCGATGCGGTAGGGCTTTAAAAACTTAAAATTCTATAATTTTTCGGGTAAATTGATACACCGTATTGTTTTATTTCTTAAATTTGCACTCGTCTTCGGAAGATTTCAATCGTACCTTTATGGAATAGAAAGAGCAATAAAACTTCCGTTGACGGTCAGACTTTCAAAAGTCTGTGGATTCAAACGCTCTTAAAGAGCCAAATTTCTACTATAGTAGATTAGAGCCGGAAGGCTCGCGGTGCCCCGGCTTAGGTCGGGGCTTTTTTATTCCTTATCGTCATCGCTTGACTCTTTTAATTTCTGGTCTATAACGGTGGTATCTATATCATCTGAGTAATTGTCTCTAATATATCTTAATACTTCAGGAACGGAAGTCTCGAAAAAGATATATGAATTATCAGGTAACTCTGCTGCAATAATATCAGCGTCTTCATCTACTGCGCTAATACCGTAAGGAAAATCGAAAACAAAATCATACTTCAAATCAGCAGTATTCTCCATATCGACAAAATAATCAAATTCATTCCAGAACTCATCAGGGGACTGAATGCAGAAATTTTCATATTCGTCATAAGTCATCTTCTTCATATCTTATAACTTAACCGTGATGTCGATGGCTTGAACATTATTACTTAAAATCTATACCTTCGAGCGGATCATTATCGCCGCCGTTCTCAATCTCGATACCTTCCGGCTTTTTCAGAAGAAACTTTCTCGTAGCCTCCAGCATCATAATCGTGTGGATGGTGGCCTGTCTTGCGTGATAGTCTGAGCCGGCATCGTCCACATACTGCTTATTCATACGGACCAGCGTGTTCAGGAAATCGGCGCACTCCTCACGGCTCGGATTGTTTACGTGAACCTCGCAGGTAACAGCCTTCATAAAGTACTCCATACCTTTCTTCAATAAGGTTCTGATTCTGCCCGTATCAGGGTGCTGACCTATCATCTGATGAATCTTGATTCTCAAGCTGCAACCACGGCGAGGAAGACCGATGCGGTAGTCATCGCCTACCTCCTCCTTCTCCTCGTCGATATAATCGACCTTGGCTATAAAACCGCAATCCTTATCAGTGCAGACAAGGAAGTCGCACTCACCACGCTTGTGATTTCGCAGCGTGTCTATAATAAACAGGGGAATTTCTCTTTTTGCCATATCTCCAAGTATTTTATGATTCTTTATAGAGCTGGCAATACAGCTCTGATCTCATGCGCTTGATATAAAAGACTACTTCGCCGGGTGCTGGCTGATAGTCTGACTTTACAAACATCGCATTTTCGCCGTCTGTGGCTACATACTTCTCCATCCCGAAGGTATTCTTCGGTATGCTACCCTTGTAGTAGCTTTTGGCTACAGAGGATAGCTGCAAGGGTGATAATATCATTTTTTCCATATTCTATAAGTAATATATATGATTCTACAATTTGTTCATAACGTAGCGGATAACACGCTCGGTATATTCCTCAAGACCGAACTTCTTGCCATACTTGCGAAGGTCGGCAAGTGAAATCTCGGTAGCCTCGTGACCGATGGCAGCCTCGTAGCGGTTTTTGAAGTTCTGAGTGCCTGGGCGGCAGTTGCCGGAAGCCAAAGACTCTTCAAAGGTGAACATGTGACCGATTAATTTCTGATAGGATAGCTTATTCTTGTTGCGGGCATTCAGCAGACTAAGAGCCTGCTTGCTGCGCTTCTCAGCACTGATACGCTGCGCCTCCTTCAGAGATTTAGCTACGATGTGCTCACCCCTTACCAGGAAGCCCTTTACGGTTTTAATATCAGCGATAGCCTTGCCCTGCTCAATCCACTCACAAGCCACGCCCTGACGCTTGATTTCGCCACGCACGAAGGTAATCAGACCGCCCACGATATAGATATTATATCCCTTCTTCAGATACAGAGTGAAGGAACGGCGGATCATTGTATAACCGCAGCTTTTGCTATATCCGTCATAATCTTTCCACTCGTAGCACTCCACGCCGTTTTCCTCGGCGATTTTTGCATCGATACCTCCGTGATTTTTGCCCAGTTCCAGACAGCGGCAGATGAGCTGATCTGCACTGAAATCTACCTTTTCTCCAGCCTTGCCAAATACACAGATATGCTCCTTGATATAAGCCTGTTCCTTGGCTCTCGCTTTTGCAGCCTTCTTCGCTGCCTTTTCTTCCTCCTTCTTCTCTACTGCCTTACGTGCAAGCATACTCAGATATTCGTCTTCGTTAGCAAGACCTTTCTTTTCCAGATACTTCTTGAAAGCCTTCTCTGCAAGAAGGATATACTTGTGAACCTTGGCTGCACGCTTGATTGCGTCCTTTTCGCACTCGCCTACGATGACCTCACCGCCTCCCAGCAAATCCACCTCGTTCTTACCTTCGAGATAGTTAGTAAGGCGTATCCAGGTAGCGCAGGCCACGGAAACGGAAGAAATCACGTAGTTATTGATGCAGCAGTGCTTGTAATTATTCTTGCGCTTATAAGCCTTTTCGATGTCGGCAGGAAAGTCAGAAGCGACGACAATAAACGTATGAGCGTTGAAATCTACAGGAGCATCCTCTTTTACGAAGGTGCTACCCCAGAGATATTCGTAATCGGTGTAAACGTCCATCTTATAACTGTCTGCCAACGGAAGACGGAAGTAGTTAGAAGCATTGTGGTAGCCTGATTGACAGATAGAAACCTCGCGACCATAGCGCTTGTCTGCTTCGTCAAATCTGAACGAGCCAAACTCGATTGAAGCGGTATTACGAACTCTGTCCTTAAACTCCTTGAAAGTGATAATCATATTTCTCTGCTCATGCCCTTGAGACTTATTTGGCTATCTGGCACAGCCTGTTATTATTGTTGTTGTTATTTATCTTCTTGTTTTATCTGATGCAAAGGTACGAAGAATTTCTGAAACTACCAAATAAAATGCACTTTAATTGCGTATTTAAGTGCATTTTTAACGTTTCGTTACGTTTTTGGCACCTCATACCTTATTTCTCAGTCATTCGTTCGCCGTGAAGTGTCGATCCTCACATCTTTAAATAGATGTTGCCAGCCGTGGCAGCGATAAGCAAAGGCAAGGTGGCTAAGTTTTTTACCTTTTTACCTTTTTACCCTTTTACCTTTAAAAAATCTGCTGCTATCCATCACGGACCGCAGACAGCGAGTAAAACTAAACAAATGCGGACGCTTCCGCACATAAACATTTAATTTTTAAAGTTATTTAAAAGAATAGCACCCCGCCGTGGTGATGATCCACACTTGCCGGTCTGCCGGACGGGGTAGGGGAAGGCACTCAGGCTTCCCCTATATGATGTGATAGGGCATTGCAGATGGTCATCCTATGCCACATTATCTTGCGCATGGCGCTTATTGTAATCAGCCTTAAATTCTTCCTCGGTCATACCACGGAAGGCAAGTAACTTCTCCCACTCTCTGTCTCGGGTGTACTGCTCCTTAAACTCCTCGAAGGTATGAGAAGCGAAGCTCTCGGCAACGTAATAAGCCTCACCTCGCAATTCGATACCATCACCGATCCATTGTCCTGATAATAGACGGTTCTCCTCGTCCGGGTCTTCCTCGTCTTCCTCCAGCATCTCGTCGAAATGTTCGATGGCATACTTGATAATCGTGCGAATATCCTTCGCCCAGGAGCAGGTATCGTCCGGCTTGATATTGCATTCCTGCAGTACCATTTCCACAAGCTCGTCGATGCCCTTGCGACTCATGATGTAAGCATCGTGGTAGAAATCGAAAGGAATGACGTGGTCCAGCTTCCATCCCTTCTCCTCATTGACAGATGGTCTGCCGTAAGCCTTGCGGCTCTCTTCTGTCACCTGCACTTCGTTCTCTACATTCTCTATAACGTTCATACCGTTCTTATTATTATTCTTTGCTTCCATAATTTCTAATTTTTTAATTGATTCTATATTTACTTTAATTTTGTGAATATCTGCTTATAATAAACTTCACATTCGGAATCAGATAACTTTTCGTCCTTGCGTTCGTACTGGGTATAATAATTGCCGTACATATCTTTATAGCGTCCGACATACTTATAACCAACGTTTTTATTAACTCGTTTCGCATGTTTTACCGTACTTTCTTTAAGTACTTTCGAGACTTTCTCCGATGTCACCTGCCCATTTGCAAATCTGCGTATCTTATATATATCTAACATATATTCTGCCATAATTTCTAATTTTTTACACGTTCTATAATATTCGTATAATACCACACTACTGCCTGAGCCATCGCATCTTTCAATGCCTCCAGATACTTGTCGATAGCTGCCGGCGTATCGGTATTGATATGCTTATCTGGATATTTGCCGCCCTGGTCGCCACTGCCAAGATGGATGATGCAGAAGGAGCGGTCCTTGTCGTGGGTGGCTACCATACCACGGCGCTTGCAAAGCGCCACCACCTTATCGAAATATTGTGGCTCGAAGGTGATAACCTGGAGCACACTCCAGGGATATTCCTGGGCAGTCAGCAGGATTTTACCCTGCTGCTGCGATATAGCGAAATTATATATAACTGATGATTTCTTCATTTTCTATCTGTTCTATAATGAGTGATTACTAATTTTTCCGATGAGCAATAATAGGGCAGCGCTCAGGCTGCCTTATTATTGCCAGGGTACGTGATAAACTCAGTGATGCTCATCTGCTCGGAGATATTGTAATAAGCCATCATCTCCAGGCGGTCGTCGCCGTTCTTAGCCCCGATTTCTGCCTTCACTATATAATACAGCATGTAGGCAAGATAGGCTTCCTGGCGGTCGCTCGTATGGTTGAATAAGGCTGCACGGTTCCAGTCTTTTATATCATCGCTCAAGAAGGACCAGAAGCCATCGCAGGAAGTGTGATTTTCCTTGATCCAGCCGGCTATCTCTTCATGGTGATATTTCACCTTGGCTATAATCGCATTCTTAGCCGCACCAGATAGCCCGATTTTAACCTGGATGGTATCGGTACTGAAGTTATAAGCCAGTGGGTGCTGAACGCCTACGAAGGATAATTTAATATCTTTGCAAACATACTGCTGGAGCCAGCGTTCCCACTGCTTAGTGTATGCCTCGCAAACTGCCTTCTGGTAGCTGTCTTCATTAAAGGTGAAATCCTCATCCTCTACAACTTCGTTCCGGTACTCGTAATCTGATACCTCAAAAGAAGAATCCCAGATAGTCTGATAAAAGCCTTCGAAGCTTACCAGGTCGATGTTTGATACATCTAATTTCTTTTTCTTTTCCATAACCTTAAAAATTTAAATGTTCTATAATATGTTTCTTTTTGTTGCCAGGGAATCTTATTTTGCCGGATTCCCTGATTTGATACGCACGCTATAATAAGGCGTACTGAAAGGGTATCTTACTTCGTTTATGAAGTACTCGACAGATGGTGTACTCATTGCCAGGGTATCTTGGCAAATTACACGTCCATTCATACCATGCACCATCATGTTGAGTGCACACATTTTACATACCAGCGGATCTGAGTCTTGAGCAATATACCGGAATGGTCGCCCGGCTGAATGGTCCAGTTTGCTAGCCTCGATAAAATGAGCCAGAAGGAGTCTGCCACTGCCAGCTGCACAATCATTCACCGTGGTACCTTCTATTTTTGCGCTGGTGGCTTCGTTTTTGCCAGAGCCTATAATGGAGCTCATCAGAGAAGAAACACTCTGAGGAGTGAAAAATTGCCCCGTTTTCGATGCCTTACCAGCGGTTAAATACATATCCTCATATAGCATACCGAAAACGTCGAGCCACTGGCCGCGGTCCATTGCCTGGCCAACATCATTCAACCAAGCCATAGTCAAAACGCCAAACTTTGGTTTAGCCTGAAGGCGCTTCTGCTGCCAGTTTTTAAAACCGTCCAGGGTACCGTCAAAAGCCTTCACGCTGAACAGGTCACGCAGATAGTCACAAAAATCACTTAGCGCCGTTTCGTATGGTCGCCCGTCTGCCTTCGTCTGCTGGCTCAGATAATCAATATAAAATTTCTTGTTTATCATAAATCCTCAAAATTTAAAACGTTCTATAATAAGTAAGCTTTCACACGTTCTATAAAGGGTGCCCTGGGTGATACCCAGGGCTTTCCACGATATTATCTACACTTCCAAATACTGGTAACTGAAGGATACTGCTGCAGGTCGTGATCCATCGCGAAGCCTTGAATATATGAATCCTCGCGGCTGAGTTCCTCAATGAGCTTCTCCACTTTGCGCACCTTTACCACGTACTTTGTATAGTTCTTTCGGGTACCCTGAATGCGTTTTATTTCCTTCTGTAAGACGTTTATCTTTATATCTATAATAGATACCGCCTTTTCCGCCTCCATGCGATCGCCTGGCTTCCACTGCCAGAAATTCTCCATTTTCTGATACCATCTATAATAGAGATAAACGTGGATTTCCTTATAAGGACCAGCACAACTATATTTATATAAGCTCATGCAGCCATCCTCAAAACAGCAGTAAAAGCCCGTGGCGGATTTTACAGCCTCATTGAAGCGCTTATTTATCACTTTGCCGTCAAAGGTGCGGCAAACAGGTTTTAACGCCTCCAGGGCTTTTATTTGCTGCTGGTAAACACCTACTACCTTTGCAACATGTTCGGCGTATTGTTTAGCCTCCATCTTTGCGCGGTCGCGTTCCCAGTTTTTCACCGCCATCTGGTAATCTTTTTCCGTACCTATAATATAGGTAGTTTTAGATACGTGTTCACCTAACCAACGGCGCAAACGTTCATTATTCAATACTTCGTACTCCTTCGCGTTCTCCTCGCTGTTGAAGGTACGGGCTGAAGGTGGAGTATTTTTGTTAAACTGCCAGACGTACACGTCGCCGCTATCTGCTGCAAGTTCCTTGTATCTAGCCATGATTTTCTCCTTGTCCTCTTTTTCCAAATTACCTAAATCTATCTTTGTTTCCATAATTCCTCAAAATTTAAAATGTTCTATAATAGAGTGATATTCTTTGCAGCCTATAGAGAAGGCTCCAGGGGTACCCGGAAGCCTTCACAGGCTTATTTCCCGTATTTGTCGTAATCGATAAAAATCTGTTTGATAACGTCGAACTGAAATGAGAAGTACACCTGATCATAAATACACTCATTATTTGCGAAAAAGTGTACCTCAAACATTCTGCCTTCGTGCCAGATGTCCCAGTGACAGTTTGCTAAATCGACAGCGGCAAAGATATTATTATATACAGCACCGTCGTCAAAACTAATTGTTTCATTTTCCACTTCTACCTTAAAACCAAGTGCACGTAATAAGATAGCTAATTTCTTTAATTCTTTCATAACCTTAAAATTTTAAAGATTCTATAATAGAGTAATATTTTACACGTTTTATAGTTTAAAGCCTTCCTTCTCGAAATCTGGAACGAACTCTTCACGAATAGATGCCCACACCTGAATGTTACGCATTTTATAAGCATAATCAAATTCTATCTCCGTGCGCGCCTTAAATACAAGGCCTATTTGTTCCGCTCCTTTTTCGGTATCTCGATACATACCTGTAGCGGTTTTGATGCCGTTTTTGGTCAAATCTATACACCAATCACGGCTTAAAATCTCACTGAATGCCTGGCACGCCTCCTTCAGGTTTTCTGCCTGGATCTCGCTGTGCTGATTTCTTATATCAATAAAAAAATCCGGCATTTTAATATTACCCTCTTTGTCGTATGATTCTGAAGGTGTTACTGTGTAGCAAAAATGAAAAGTCTTCATAACCTTAAAAATTTAAATGTTCTATAATATATATTTATTAATTCCTAGTGATATTTTACACCCACTATAAAAGCGGTTTTATCACCTTGTTAGAAGGTGCCGGCGGTCCACGAGCCGCCTGGAGATCTCAAAATCTTTGCACCCTGTTATTTAAAGCTTGAAAAAGAATATCATTATAAAGAAATTGATAACAACACACACACGGCCGCGGTAATTATATTAATACCTATAATTTGCAGCCCGTTAACTGTTACCCCTTCACCGTCGGCGGCAAAGTAAGTTTCAGGCTTAAAAAGCCACTGCCAGGCGGCTTTTATAGCCGCAAAGGTACTTTTATTCATGCGTGCAAAAAGAAGGGCACACACCGCAAATAAAATGCTTACCAGTTCGGCCGTACCTGGACGGCGTGAAAAAATGATATTATAATTATTCATGATCCTAATATTTTAAAGATTCTATAATGTAGTTATTTTGCGGGTTCCCTGGAATATCCAGGGAACCGGGGTATTTTTACGCACATCTCATGAAGTTATCGAGATAATAACGGGTACCGTACACCGTGAAATAAGGACGCGCCTCTGCCTCCTCGTTTCTTGGAAACGTGTATTTAATTTCTTGCCACCTTTGCGCCGTGTGTTCCTGGTCCATACAATAACGTCGCCACAATACAGCATCACCGCCGGCGTTAACAACAATACCATAACCGCCGCAATTACTAGTTGCACAAAAACACTCCCCGCGTTTTGCAAGTTCGTTATATTCCATTTCCTTTGTATACTTTGCCATAACTCTAAAAATTTTAAATGTTCTATAATAGGGGGTACCGGCGGGAATAATCCGCCGTTCAGGTCTCAAACCTTTGCACCCTGGAATTTTAAAATATATTATAGTGCAGCCAACATAGCCACGGCCGAATTTACTATTTTTGCCTGGTGCATGTTAGTAATTTCCGGTGTGTGTTCCTGAACAAATTGCTTTTGTTCAGTACTCAACGCGGCGAAGTTAGCCGCGAACGCCTGACAGAAAGCTTCTGCTTTCTCGTGTTCGTTTTGTGCAACGGCCTGGATCTCCAGGCGTAAAGGTTCGCGCATACTTTTTGGGAATTTATCCACGGCGTGCAAAAGCGCTGTTTCATACTGGAAACTTCCCCAGGTTCTATTTAAATAAGACACGCGGGAATGTTCATAATATTTGCCGCCTCCACTTGCAAAAACATGATGGCAGAAGCCGTTTTTTGTGTTGGTAGTATCACAAGAAAAATAAACGTGTTCGCCGTTTACCACAAAATCAAATGTTTTGCTATTATATCTTTTAGTTGCCATAATTTCTAAATTTTAAAAAGTTTCTATAATAAGGACCGCCGGAGCGGTCCCCGTGTTCCTATGTATTACAGTCTAATTTCTTCTAAGTTTGTAAGATCAAAAATTGCTATCTGCTCATTTGCACGGCCCGCCTCGATAGCTTCAGCGCGATCCTCAAAAATAACTGTAGCATCATAATAATATAAACCGCTTTCGGAATCATACCAGCCGCCGAATGCTAGAGTACGGCCGTTAAAATTATCTGAAGCCTTGAGTTCATCGATAGCGTTTGCTACCTTTGTTAATCCTTCAACGCCGAAACTGTTTTGTGTGCACTTCAGTGCTACAGCGAAGCCGCTTGTAACAGGCTGCAAGTTTGCAGCGTTAACGGTAAAACCTTCAGGGTTAAGTGCTGCAATTGCAGCTACACTTGAGATAACGAAATTCTTTTTCATAACTTTAATTTTTTATTTGTTTATACTTTGTTTCTGTTTTACGTTTGCAAAGATAATGATTTAATTTGTTTTAGCCAAATATTTTGCAAGAAAAAACACAAAATAAGGTGTTATTTAACGTTCGTTTATAATTATATATTGTGTTTTTACGGATTTTAATAATTATATAGCGTTTTATCACTAACATTATATGGTTATTGCATTTTATAGCAATTATATTATATACCTTATTATATATAGAGAAAAAGCGGTGGGCACCCCGTCGCCTCCGTTCTGGATCGTGGGTGATGGTACGGGGGTCGTGGGTGATGAGTTCAGGCGGTGGGCACCCCGTCGCCTCCGTTCTGGGTCGTGGGTGATGGTACGGGGGTCGTGGGTGATGAGTTTAGGCAGTGGGCACGGGGTCGCCTCCGTTCTGGGTCGTGGGTGATGGTACGGGGGTCGTGGGTGATGAGTTCAGGCAGTGGGCACGGGGTCGCCTCCGTTCTGGGTCGTGGGTCGCATATTTCAGGCAACCAGCAGGGAGGAGCGGTCCCCAGGCTAACCAGTGTGGCGGCGCAGTGCTGCTTGAGAGTGAGGTATCGAAAGGGTGTCGGAGCCTATGTGTTTTCTCTGATATTCAATTATTTATATTCTCCTCTCGGGATGTAAAAAACAAGAGGGCTTTAGGCTGCGATGTAAAAAGTTAACGAAGAAATATTAGAAAGGCATTAATTATCAGAGATTTACGGGAGATAAAAATAAATTTAAAAATAGGCTATAATCTTTTTCGGAAATTATAGCCTATCATTTTATTAAAAGTATTTATCAAGAAAAACTGAAACATTATTTCTGTAAGTATAAGGCACCTCTACTAAAGATATTCCCTTACTCTCAGAATAAGCTCGCAGATGATCGTCTCGCTTTTTTTGCTTCTGCCACCCACGGCTATTATGAGTTATCTTAGACACAGCTATATTGTAATGCTGCTCGCCCTGAAACTCTATAAACATATTCTTATCGGGCACATAGAAGTCAATACGGGCAAAAGTATCAAAATATCGCTTGTCGCGGATAGTATATTCCTGTATATATTCAATGCCTTTTTGCTGCAAATATCTTCTGACAGCTCGTTCCCCAAGGCTCTCTTTTTTGGAAGTACAATCCGGACAACCTATACCTTCGTGAATATTGGTCAAGTTGGTAAAAAACTCTCCGTGAATAGGGCAAATACACTTAAATCTTTTATATGATTCTACGTGCTGCATAGGAATATAAACCTTATTTGCCAATTCCCGACGAACGCAATCAGCATAATAATATATCTTCTGCTTATCTGTAGTACCTTCGTAATACTTAGAGTCCGTATCTCCGTAGGCAGGATGACGCAGATGTTCGGTAGGTCTAACAGAAAATTCTTTCCCTGTGCTTACCTGTATCAGCGTAACAGGCGTTTTACTATTCACGTAATGGCATTTAGAATAATCAAACGTTCCCTTTCCGAATATATACTCAGATTCCTTGATAAATCTATCTGTGTCCCAACGGAGGTTGCGTCTTTCCGGCAAATAAGCAACCTCTACGGTGTTCTGATAGGTTCGCCCCAGTTCTTTATTGCAGCATGGGCAGCCGTAGCCTTTAAGCAAATTAGAGGGGGTTCGTTGGAAAGAAAGACTATGTTTCTTGCAAAATAGAGTAACCTTTGTTTTTCTATTTTTATATATTACAGAAGAATAATCATACAAATCTCCATAAATATCTTCCAGTTCGCTGACGAACATATCTTTCGTTCTATTTTGGTTTTCTGTACTATAGCTATATCTTCTAACATGATTATTATAAGGCTTGAGGGAATCGAAATAAGCTTTCGCCTCCTTCCCCTGCTGTTCAATCAAACCCAATACCAATTCTTTATAACGTTCCTTATATACATTCTCAGAAATTGTCATGGATTGGATAACCGTCTTTTTCTTTAAATCGCCGATTACATTTTTGACTTTAGAAATACGGAACTTAACTAAATTGAGTTTTTCGCCACTATTAATTAAATCTTTGATTAATTCATAATAAGCTTTTATTCGATGCAAATCTCTTACTTTATGCTTATTATCCATCATAATAACGAAAAGATTATTCAATTCAGAATCAAGATTAAACTCTGAAGAATATTTAAGGAAAATATTGGCTGCAAGTATTATTTGCTTTTGCTTTAAATCCGAAAGGCAACAATGCTCCATAGAAATAGTTCCATTTAATACGTTTCTTATCGTATTAAATTCCTTTGTACTAAAAGAAGACTTATAATCACACATAAAAATGATTTTTTAAAGGTGAGACATTGATATTTGCTAAAAAGTGGAGCGCAAACACGCAAAAAGGATGCTTAAGCCCATATTATAGGATATGGACTGTTCTTGACTCATACTCCCAGTGTCGGGTGGTGCAGTGGCAAGCTGCTCGATTACTGCCGTGGCTGCCTCCTGGAGGTCAGCTTTACCCATCGGTAGGGTAATGGTTGTTTCTTTTGTTCGTTCCATATTAATTTATATTATTAGACATTCACGTACCTTTTATTATGTGAGAGATAAAGCTATCTCAAAAAAAGGCAGTACGCCTCGCCCTTTGTCTAATGGTCTAATATTCGGAGCGAACAAAACGGCCACGCTTACATCATTACGAGTATAAGCAAGGGAGTACGTACTGCAAATATGTTTATACATCTATTGTATTATCAATCTTGCATGTATGTATGCAACACGTTCATATCAAAGACATGCCTTACGACACACTCTGATACTACAATGTAGCTTTCGCCCCGAATTATTATTTTTTTAGACGGTGCAAAGATAAGGAGATTTCTCGAAACTACCAAACTTTTTCTAAGAAAAACACACGAAAACGTTATTTTTTAACACAAAAACTTGTGTATATCAAATTTTTACCGTAAATTTGCACCGTAAATAAACAATAAAATGTTACTTATATGAAGAAATTAGATATTAAACGTGCTCTAGCCGAGCATAATATGAGCCAAATAGATTTGTGCCAAAAAATAGGTGTAGCTCAACAGAATATGAGTGCCATTGTTAGAAGCGGCAACCCTACCGTTGCCAAGCTCATGCAGATAGCCGAGGGTATCGGCTGCGACATCACCGACCTCTTCTATCCCGACCCTGCGGAGGAGGCAGAAGAGCAGGAAAGACTTGAGAAGGAAATGGAGCAGGAGAGAGAAAAGGCACTCGTAAGCGCAAAGGATAGCAAGATGCCGCTGGAGCCTGTTCTGCGAGAGCTGGCAAGAAGAGCCTATCCTAGCATCACGGAAGAAGAAGTGGAGGAATGGGTAGAAGTCATCAAAAAGAAGAAAGGGATTCTGAAGTTTGATATAAGACCGGGCAAATTGGGGCTACAGAATGCGATGGATAGGCTGAGACAATTCGAAGAGGCTAGAAAAAAGCATGATGGCGAAACTCTGAGCGCAACGCTTCGTGGCGATTTGCCGGAAGGTTTCATCGAAAGAGAAGTGAATTTCGTGCAGCAGCTAGCAGGGAACGAGCCAGCCTATCCGGTTCACGAAAACGGACTGGTATCAGAAAACCAGCAGCAGATGATTCAGACTTCTACCTTCTGCCCTCACTGCGGTAAGAAAGTAAGGGTGGGAGTGGTACTTCTGCCGGAGGAATGATGGATTTCATATAATTAATAATGTATAACTCTTAAAACAGAATGAAAAAATGAAACAGAATTTTCTATCCATGATGAAACATTCCATGATGGCTATCTTCTCAGTGGTGGCCATGGGAATGATTACTGCATCGCTCACGGCTTGCAGCAGCAGCGAGGATGAGAGCGAGAAGGAGGCGGCTAAGGTGAAGGAATATCTTGCCGGAAACGAGTGGACCATCAACAGCACCAGGGGTACTTATTTCTACTATAAGAACCACATGGTTTACTATGAGGATGGTGGCGATGTGACTCCAGGCGGTTATGTTATCGAGCCTAACACTGCCTTCGGCTACTGGCAGATGGATGGCGACAAGCTTACTACCCGCTTCGAGGTGGGCACACCGAAAAGCTTCAATATCAAGAATCTGCTGAATGAGACTATCTCGGGCGTGCATCTGCAGGAGAGCAACAAGCTTACGGGCAGCGGGACATCGGCGAGCATCGATATGCGTCCGCTGATTGTAGGTACTTTCGCCAACGGCAATGAATGCCAGATGAGATGCGGCAGAACGCTGAATGATATTTCGGATGAGACGGACCATGATGCGGCGATAAGGGGTACCTGGTATTGCGTCATAACTATGACAAAAGATGGAAAGAAGAAGGATTGCATGGGTTCCATGACGTTTAACGAGGATGGCACCATGCACATGGTAATAGAGGGTGAGAAGGACTTCACTACCACCTATTCTACGAAGAACGGAAAGGTTACGATCAATGGCTATCTGGTAGAGAACCATGTGGCCACCTTCTATTACATGAACCTTTATGGCTCGCTCATCAAGCTGTATAGCTGCGAAAACGGCTACCTTTCGTCGATATGGAGGAAGAACAGAGACGAAGCGTATCAATAGCTCCGAGTAAGTCCCACACGCCCTGAATCAACGGTCACCGGCCGAAGGGAAAGGTAAAGGGCAAAAAAAAGTAGTTGCCCATCACGCCCTGAAAGGGCAGAAAATCCTAACCCAGGGCGTATGCGTGTTTAGGAATAAGATGAAGCCTTCTGCTCCTCGTATTAAGGAGCGGAAGGCTTCATCTTTTTTAGAGAACAGCGAAAGAATCGCTTGGGGCGGGCACTTTACTACAAAAAAATCGGACAATTCTTACGGATATACACGAAAATTTACAGATGATTTCTAGTTTTTCTCTGATTTTCTCTGAATTTCTCTGAATTTCTCCGATTTTCTCTGAATTTCTCTACATATCTCGGTTTTTCTTCGTATCTTTGCAGTCGAAATTCCGCTGCCCGTAAAAAAGGTGGCGGTGTTATAATCTTTAAAAAAGTATTAAAAAACGATGCAGCCCTGCCGTCCGCGATGGATAGCAGGGCTTTTTTAAAGTTACGGACCAGCGATGGAATCGCTGGGGACGGGGGCGCAAAGGGGTTAAGGCTTTTTTTACCTTTTTACTTTTTTTACTTTTAAGAGATGAGCCAGCCGAGAAGGATAACGAGTAAACATCTCACCACATCTTCCCACTCGAAACATGGCAGGGGATATACCTTATATTGCCAAATCTTCTCTCATAATTTAGTATCTTTCCCATAATCATGCACAGATTTTACGTCCTAACTTGAGGCGACTGATAAACATGTCAAAAAATCCGTATATATAAAACATTGCTGTTACTATCATTACGGTAAAGCAAGAATCAATCATATCTTTAGTTGTATACCAACTCCATTCCACGATATGAGACGCATTCACACAAAAAAAATAGCGTTAGAACGGCTTTCTTGCCAAATTCTAACGCTATTTCTATATCTACTTATCAGTGTTTATCCTATCACAACATCAAGGGTCTCCATATCAGCGAACTTCAAGCCGCAATCTTTCGCTGCCTTGAACAACTCCTTCTCGTCAACTTCCTCGATGGCTACCTCTACCTCAGCATTGGCAAGGTCTGAGAAGTACTTCTCGGTCTTCTGCTTCTGATTGAAGAAGTACTCATTGACCTCAGCGAACTTGGCTGAATCGTCCTTGGTGTATTCGTAGCCCTCATCGGCGTGCTTCTGTTCCAACTGCTGGCACTCCTGAAGCTTGCACTGCATCTCCTCGAACTTATTGTCCTTCAAGCTCTCCTGCGCTTCCTTCACATCCTTGTCGTAAGTATCGGCTACTTGGCGCAGTGCCTTCATATTCTTCCAAACTCGCATAGCGGCATCATCACTCATTGATGATGTCTTCAATGCCTTCAATGTTCTGTAGGCATCAACTGCCTCGATTGTCTTAATCTTCTTCATAATTGTTTCTTTATTTTTATGTTATACAATATTCTTCGCCAGATTGCCATAGCAGAATACCTTTCCTATTAACAGTGCAAAGTTAAGAAAATAATTCCGAATAACAATGCAGGAGGAGCAAAATTTACGAATTTTAAAAACAGCTTCCCCACGTTGGATAATCACTAGGACGTAATGTGTCTGCTTTCTCGGTGAGAACGTAAACCACAAATACATTTCTAGCATATTTGTTATATTAAGAACATCTGCTTTTTAATGCATAATATAACTACCACCTGGAGGAACTTGTTTCCATCCACCATCTATATTAATTTCAAAAGATAATTGACACATTTGTCCATAATAACCTCCTTCATAAACATTATCAAATCTTATATATATATCAACATAATCTGTTCTATCACCTTCAGGAATAGTTACAGAACCTGTAATTTGACCAGAGCTATTAGATACATAACCTCTTCCGTATGTTGTCTTATTGTTACCATAAGCACAAACACTTCTAAATATACCATCAGTAATTGTAATTGTAGCATCAGGAAGTTTATATATTCTAGCTTTACAAATACAACTAGCACCAACTAATTCTCTCAACGATGAGAAATCAACAAAACCACTAGAACCACTTTTAATACTTTCCATATTAATTTGTCTAGGATAATATTTAAAAGTAATAGCACCCGGAAGAGATATAAAAATTATTTTTGTATTATCATATAAAGTTGCATTACGAGTATATGCTAAAAAAGGCACAATATCAATAAACTTATCTCCACTGCCTATATCAAAAGTTATTTCTTTACTAGCGTATACAAAATCTGTTGGTTTTTTGCAATTACCGACATAATAATTTTTATAAATCTTATCATTAACATTATATGGTGAATCATAACGAATTTGAATCCAAAAAGACCAACCTAAAGATAAATCAGGTATTATATCATCCATAGTAACATTTGTATTATAATCCGCATTTGTTTTCTTATATAGAATACAATTAAATTTAGGAGTTGAAGAATAATAAATTTCAACGGTATGAAATTGAGGAATAGAAGTCAGAAATACATTACTTATTGCTTTACTACTATAGTTTCTAAAATCACTTAATCTATAAGGAGAATTAGCACCACCTTTTGGAAAATGTTTTCCTGATACCATTGTACTTGTGTTATCACTAATATAACCATTATTACCATATACATTATCTTTATAAAGGTTGTTACAAGCTTTAATTGCAAAACCTTCTCCTCCATAATTATTACGTAAGTTCTTATAAGTGTCCATAGGTATATTCATACCACAACGAACAACACAAGTATATTTACTATATGAAGATGTTACTATTTCCTCAGAGTCTTCTCTAATAGGATATTCTTTAAATTCACCTTTACAACTAATAGGTTTATACTTACTCCATATATTTATATTTTCACTCTTACAAAGAGTAGCAAGGTCATTGCTACTCTCTCCAAGAGCTCGTTTAACATCATCAATGCTAACAGGAGCACTAATAATTCCAGTTTCACTATTGTAAGACATAATCTTTATTTTTTTAATATTCAACTTTAGTAACAACTCGCTCTACTGTTACATTGAACACTTTCGCAAGTCATAACATAAATCGTTCCATACGCTAATCTTTAGAACTTAAAACACTAGGCAAGGCAGCTCTATAAGAGCCACCCTGCGTTAATGCTCACGATACCTACTCTGCTGCCTCGCTTGCCATATTAGCGGCGATAGCGGAATTGACCTCCTTAATCAATGCTGATACCTCACTGAGCTTGCTCTGCGGAACACCGCTGATGTTGTAGGTCAGCTCGCTGCCGTTGTAGCTTGCGTTCGCATTGCCGAGATAATTACCATTTGTGTCACCATAGATACTCATATTGATGCTCTCGATGTTGCCACCAGTCTTGTCAACATTGTAGGTGATTTCTACTCGATAGCCGCCCTTGGTATAAGTGGCGGTTGTCTGTTCACTCTTCTTGTTAATCTTTAAATTCTCCATTTTCTAATCTAATTTAATGAATTAATATTCTTGTTATCTAATCTCTTCTTGTTGCAGTCTTCCTTATCTCCACTCAATCGCTGAACCTCTGATTCAAGGAAGACCACCCGAGCCTTCAACCTGCTGACCTCATCGCCCACCTGCTCGATAGCACCGAATGCCGTTGCAATCAGCTTCGGAGACCAGTAGTTAATCTTGTAGTAGCCCTTCTCGTCCGTCTCCACGATGTCCTTTAACTGAGGGTTGTGCAATACATGCTGTGCAATCCAGCCGATAGACCTTGTGTTGTCCTTCTTCCAAGCGAAGCCATAAGTGCCACCCATTGCCTTGATGATACCCAAGTAGTCCAGCTTCCGCAAATCCTGCTTCAAGCGGATATCAGAAGATTGATAAGCTGTAACTCCACCTTTAGCAAGAATGCTATTAGGGAAGTAAGTATTCATATTATAATCAAAGTTATATATATGACCTGTATGACCCATAAATCTATCAGTAGGAAATGAATACTTAGTAAAAGAAAATATTCGTATTTTATTTATTACAGTATTACGTAAAGCAGTAGTAGTCTTTTGGTCATGTTTAAATCTAAATCTAATATATCTATTATATTCATTTCCTAAACCATAACCTGTATTACCTTCAGATATATTTATATAATTAACTTGATTCCATCCAGTCATATATTTAGTATAAGTTCTAACTACAGCACCACTATTATTTAGACATTCTACAGTACAAATAGTATCAATACCATTTGATATATCAACACTAGCAAAATAAACTTGAGAGTAACAATTGTTAGAGATTTCAAAAGTAACCATTAGTTGGTTCTTTTTTATTTGAGCTAACTTCTCAGCATCATTATTACCAGTGATAACATTATAACCTAAATAAACTTGATTTAAACCTGCATTATTAGCATATAGATTAAATTTAGCATCATTGCTCATAGGATAATTAGTCCAACTATTACCGCTATCGTTAGAATATTGTACAGTTACTTGATTAACTTGTATACTATCAGTAATAGCAGTAATTCCAGAACATAAAGCATCAGCTGAAACATAACAACCCGCTCCTTTATTATTAACTTCATAATTTGTAGGTAATATACCTTTATTATTTATTAATCCGGCAACTGATAAATTACCATTAATAACAGCAGTATGATTAACATTAATAACATCACTAACAATACCATTATCTACATTAATGCTTTTAAAACTAGCAGTACCATTTTGTTCTATACTCCAATTACTCATACCGCTTTGACTACACATATCTTGTACATATACCCAACCAGAATTATTAGCATTACCTATATATAAACTACCACCACTACCTCCAATTCTAGCTCCACCATCAGGAGTTATAGTTGTAATGCCTGGAAATTTAAGTGTACCATTACTTCTTTTATTAGAATAATAATTAAATACAGTTCCATCGGCTATACCTAAATATATAGCATTAGCAACAGTATCATATTTAAGACCAGCCCAATCACTATACTCCCAGTTGGTTGCTCCAAAACGAATAGCAGCACCAGTATTAAATACTACTTGGTCTTTTATAGCTGATATACGAGCATGAGTATTTACATTATTATTTAATATTATAGCTCCGTTTTCAGAATCACTATTGTTTATATATATAGTTCCATTGACATCTCCAGTACCATCAAAACTGTGTCCCCAAATTCTTCTAGTAGTTTGGAGTTTGGTTGCAGAAGATACATTGTCAGAAATTAACGCTAATGTACCAGCTTTCGATGGCAAATTAACTGAATTTCCATAATTACCACTACTTTGTAATCTAGTAGAAAAATCATATTTACCGCTATTATCATTATGAAAGTCAATATATTTACCTACTTCCATTACTCCATCGCTTTCTATAGTAGGTATATGCCCATAGGGTGCAACATTACTACCATTAGCATGATAACCATCTAAAGTATCTGCATTTCCAGCACTGCTAGCATAACCATTATGCAAAGCATTATATAAATCATTTGCACCTTTTTGACTAAGACTAGTACCAGTAGAAGTTCCACTATAACTATCAGTAATTCCTCTCCAAGTATTTTGCCAAGTAGTAGAAACACCATTGATAGTAATGGTATTACCGCTTACAGAACCTGTAACAAAGTTTTTGTCATTAGTAAACTGACTTAACTTCGTTGGTCTCTCACTGACATTTCCCCAAGCAACTGAATTGGCACTTCCTGCACTGCTTGCATAGTTAACAGACAAGCTAGATATAGTTTTATGACCGCCACCACCGAGAAGTACATAACTATCATTTGAATTATCCTTTTTAAATCCAACTCCGTTCCAATATCCAGAGGTATCAAAAGAGCCAACTTTGCGTGAGTTCCACCCATTTTGTACATTTGAGAAGAAATCTATCGCAGCATCATTGGCTACAATCATATTTTCATCTCCACCAGACGTATGTTGTTTTAACGCCTCACTTGCAGATTCTCCTCCGCCAATAATAGTAAGTCCACCACCACCGATACATATACCATTGCCATACGTATCGGCATTATTGTCCACAAACGTTATCATATCATAAGTGTTCTTAGAACCCTTGTAGCGGATATTACCAGTCATAGCTCCACCACTAAGCTTGAGGTATGTGTTAGCAGCATCAGCAGACTTCAAATAAGCACTAAGACTTTGGTGACTGGTGAGGAACGTTGCGCCTTTTGTAAATGTAACAGTTTTACCACTCTTTGTAACACTAGTAATAGCATTACCGCTTCCACTTGTTGTTATTGCATTTACATAACCATCGAGCGATTGGTGTGCGGTAAGGTAGTTTCCCTTCGGTTGATACAAGCTGGCAGCGTCAGTCTTAGTAAGGTAGCTCGCAAGGCTCTGATGTGAAGTCAAGAACGTTGTTCCCTTTGTCACGCTGATAGTCGTTCCACTCTTACTGATGGCTGTCACTGCGTTTCCACTACCGCTAACACTAACGTTCATAGCCGAGCCTCCTTCTAGGCTGGAGATACGAGAATCAAGAGCCTTGATGGAGTAGGCAGAGGCAATCTCACTCAGCGATTCTGATGTAAGCTTCAAGGCATTTGAATAACTCTTCACACTGCCGTTCAAGCCGCCACCACTGGATGAGGATGTCCCAACACCATAGGCAGAAACACCACCACTAGTATAGAGGTTTGCCACCTCGTTAGTCGTAGTGTTCGTAATCTTCAACGCCTTATTGGTTGCATCATACTCCATCTTTATGTTGCCGATGGAGATGTACTTTCCGTCAGGCACGATGATACTTCCGTTAATATCGGCAGTACCGTTAAACGAGTTACCCCAAAGCTTGCGAATATTCGTGAGCTGGAGAGCCTTTTTCGCTGAACCGCTTGTAAAGTAGCCCTGCAAGGTGGTGATACTCGTCTTGTTGGTGGATATGCCCGAAGCGTTCACCCCTTCTGCCTTTTTCGCTCTTGTTACCTCGTCAGATATAGACTTATTGATTCCATCAACGATACCACTTAAAGTGTCTGTCTGCGCAATATTTGCGAGGAAGCTAACCACCTCGTTCCACTTATTGATAACGCCGTCCGCAGTCTCCTCGTCAGTAGTTATAAGGGCGTACCAGTCATAGGCACTATCCCAACGAGTTACCTTCGTTGATGTAATGCCGTCCAGTACAGACTTATTGCTATGAGTATGCTTTGCCGATACCGCACCATCCCAAGCCGTCTGCTTTGCCGTTGTCGGTATAGAATAACCCGAAGCAAGACTAATAGCAAACGTACCGCTTGTTGTGATAGTCTTAGTTGCGCACGTCAAACCAGTAGGAAGGGTAAGAGCTACAGATGTAACAGTACCCTTATTGGTAGTATAGCCCTTTGCATCAATCTCCGCTTTGGTATAATAGCTTGCGAGAGACTGATGAGCAGTCAGATACCCTTTATCATTGGTAAGCTGGCTTACCTTCGTGATGCGGTCAGTGATTTCTGTCCACTTATGGGTATGCGCACTAGGTGTGAATGTTGATGGCTTACCCGTGATGTTATTCCAAGAAAGGCTCAGACCGCCAAGCTCTGATGCTATATTGTCAATTCGGCTGCTGAGAGCCTTTATAGCATAGGCATTCGGAATGCTAGTCAAGTCTGCATCCGTATAGCTTCCTTCTAAGATTCTCGCATAGCTGATTACGCTTGCAATCAAGCCGCCACCACCCGTGGTAGATGCTCCTGCTCCGTATGCCGTGATACCACCTGTGGTATAGAGATTGCCATCAATTTTGATAGCCTTGTTTTTGGAATCATACGTGAGCTTAATGCCATGGAAGGAGATTGCGCCTTCGAATGTAGCATCGCCCGATACGCCAAGTTTGGAGAATGGAGCGTTTGGCTTCAAAGATACAAGGTCAGCAACGCTCGTTCCTGCACTTCCTTCCTTCCAAGTCGGCTCGAAGAAGGTGAGGTATGCGCCAAGATTCTTCTCACTGATGATAAACGATGTCGGGTCTGCGTGAACCTTTCCGCTCACATCCCACCAGATAGCACCATTGGCAAGATAACCCGAGCCATCGAAGCGGATGAGGGAGGTTGCAGGGGTAAGATTTCCGCTATTATAGTCCTTATCCACCATCTGACCGCCCCACCATGTTGCGATACTCTTCTTTCCTCTATTCTTGTCTATTGCTCCGTTGATACCGCTCTGAACGTTTCCGTCTCCGTCTCTCAGCGCAAGGAGCGTTGTCATTACAAGACCACCGTCAACATATGTAGTCTGACCGAGCGCATCCTTGAGATACTTGTAACCTGCGAGGTCTGTGATATTCTGCTTCAAGTCACCATATATCTTGCTAGTGATATAGGCATTAGCCAAACCAAGTTTGTCATAGAATGCGCTGTATGCGGACTGAAAGTTGGTGAACTTCGTTCCGACAGCAGATACGATGGTTGCCTTGCCGTTAGTATCAGCCTTATTATATCTTGCCGAAATATCGGAGAGATACGTGACGAGTTCCGTCTTGGCTGTAGTGAGTGTATCGAAAGCGGTTTTGAGGTCAATGAGTTCATTAGTGTTTGCCAGCACCTCTGCTTCCTTCACCTCATTGTACGACTTCTGTGCTGCCGCAAAATCATCCTCAAGTCGCTTAGAATCCTGCGCCATTGCCGCAATCTCGGAAGGCTCTAGGTAGCCATTGGTAACATAATTATCAAATTCCTTCTTGTTACCAGTGACCGTATTTCCGAGGATCGTAATGTCCTTCTGTGCGTTTTGTGCCGCCTTCTGAGCATCTTTTGCTGCCTGTTTTGCTTCGTTGGCAACGGTATCATCGGTGTTCTCCTTGATATACTGAGACAATTCCTTGCCATCCACAGTGGATTTAGCGGAAATCTTACCCTTAACAGACAGTTGCTTAGTGCTGCTATCATATCTAATATAAGAGCTGCCCTCATAGCCATTCTCCTTTGTAGGTCTATCGCCAACATACATATCGCCATAGACGTGGAAGAATGCCTTGTTAGTCTGCTTATTCACACCATATTCCACATACTCCCTATTGGCAAAGGAATAGCTGTTGATGCCGTGATAGAGGCTAATGGATGGCGAATAGGTATCTACCGCCGAGAAGATAAGGCAGTTCTGACGTTCCACATCGGTTCTATTACCGCACTGGTTGAGCACATCACCTTTAGCAGGAACATCGCTTGCCGTAGCGCAATCGGTATCAGAGAGGTCGATATAATGATATTTCTTTCCTTCCAGCTCTACAGGGTCTTCATCACGACCGATTACCAATCGCCAATAGAAGTGATTGCCAGCCTTGTGATAAGTGCCCTTGCGAACATTGAATGATTCTGAGCGCACTTGGTCGTTAACCGCGAAGTCGTTATCTACCTCATCACCATCCTGCTCTGCTAAGAAATAGCAACGATAAGCCTTCTGTGACACATTATTGTATGTCACAGTAACTTCTTCTACCTTATGAGCCACCACGCCACCAGCAGGAGAGATTATCTCCTTACCACCGATGGTGGATGTTTTATTGATGACCAGCTCCTCGAAGATAGCCTTCATTCTTACCTCCAAGTAATCTGTGATGAGATGCGAACGACCTTCTGCATCTGGAGTCCACGAGCCTCCGTTCTCATTGTTGGAGTTACCGACAACCAACCCCCGAAGGAAATTCTGTACCTTTTCAAAGGTGATCGTGCCATGGACCGTATCATCCTTATCCTTGGCAAGGAAATGCTTCACCCCAAACTGACCGAGATACTGAGGGGTAACGACGGTATCATTGCTTGTTTCCAGGGTGCCGTTACTGTCAGCAACGCCCTTCAGTTCATGCCCACCCAGGAAAAGACGGGTTACGCGAGCTACCTTTGCCGACAATTCATTAAAGTTTGCCTTCAGAATCTCCTTGAGGAAGGTAATGGTATCTGATACGGAATTATACCGCCACCATGCGCCTTCTCCACCACTGGCTATAGCCTCGTCGGTAGCCAGTTTTCCGCAATCAAAATGCTGTTCCCATTCTCGCTTTCTGGTATTGTCGGCATCGGTCTTTACAGCAGATATGATACCGCCTGTAAAGATATAGTAATAAGCCTCGTTACCTATCTGCACACCTTCAGTTCCGGAAGATGGAATAGTTTTACCGTATATATCTATCTTCTGACCAGGGAACACGACGGTAGCCTGGTTATTATCGGTGGTAGACTGTCGTGGAATGGCGATATACACATACTTCCGTTTGCTATCGGGGAAGATAGAAGGATAGGCAGCAAGCGTCCAGCGCTGATAGTTGTGACCGGCATCATAGCCCAAGCCTGGCACATCGCTCATATAGCAGAGGACCGAAGCGCCCGATACTACACTACACTGGATGTAGTCAGGTTCTCCCATCGAATTTAGCTGGATATAGAGCGCAGTGCTCGAGATCCAATAATTTGTATTTTTTGCTTCTGTTGCCATTTCTTTGTTTGGATTTTTATTTATTTATAAGGCAAAGATAAAGGTTTTCGCTTTTTTAGTGGGGACAAAAAGAAAAGGTAAAAGAGTAAAAAGGTAAAAAAGCCTAGCGGGGTAAGGACCAGCGATAGAATCGCTGGGAACGGAGGCGAGAGGGGGTTAAGGTTCTTTTTACCTTTTTACTCTTTTACCTTTTTACCTTTAAATGGCGAAGGGGTCGCCGTTTATACCGAGCTTTGCAGTAAAGGAAACGGAATACATATTTTTGTTGGTTTCGTCCTTGATGGTTATCTCGTCTTCAAGATTGATGGTGCAAGGAAGCCAGGTATCATTGGCTTTCAGCCATACGTGCTCAGACATCAGGAACTCATGGAGATACCACTGCTGCCATGACTTGGTGAGCGGGTCGCTCTGATAGAGCCAACTTTCACGATCATTCTGCTTCTGAATAGCCGAACGGGAGAACTCATTGAAGGTTTCCTGAATAGCTTTCGTATATTGCGTGCTCTCGACACTCATCTTCTGAGAGTAGGATTTCGGCACGCTGATACTCTCCAGGCAACCGAAGCGGTTAATGAAACGGAAGGTGGTACGGTCTTCAGCTTCAGAGGATGGTAGAGCATAGATAGGGTGCCCCTGAATACTCTGCGCACCCTCTTTCGTAATTTCCTGTTCTTCAGATGCAGGGGCGGTCAGTGAGCTGCTGGTGGCTAGGTTCTGTGCTGCGCTATATGATACCGGATAAACGAAGCTCGCGCCTACAACGGCTATTTCGTGGGTATCAGTCGGTTTGCAGGAGAGATGGGTGACTGCCTTCGTTACGCCCGATTTCAATCGTTCTATATCGCTGAAGGCTCCGGCTATGCAGCGAAGGTTGGTTTCACCTTTATTCTTCGAGCCATCAGCTGGATAATAGACCTCGCCTACACCGGTATGCACCTCGCCGTTGTTATCCATATACTCATCGTAGGCTTTGATGTACCAGCTTACCACGGGGTAGGTGGATGGAATGGCAGTATACTTGTAGCTATCCAGCGTTATGCGGAGAGCAGAGGATATATCAAGCGATACATCACTTCTCTCGGTTGTAACGGGGATCGTGAGCTTATTGGTTTCGTAACTGCCCGTACCATTATCAAAGTTCACTTCCACGATAACCCGATGGAAGGATGGATTCGTAGCCACGGAGGGGGTGATGGTAAAGGTTATCGGATTTCCGGCAAATACAGAACCCGATGTGAGATTGATTTTCTGTGCCATAAGAAATAATTTATAATTTATAGTTTATAGTTTATAGGGCATTCTTGCTTGAGGGCGCTAGCCTCTTTAAACTATAAACTTTTAATTGTTAACTTTGCGCTCGGCGAGCGCAATTACATCGGAAACGAGCTTGCAATCTTTCGCCTCTTCCGGGGTAATCTTGATATGGAACATCATTTCCACCTGCTGGATCATATCGAGGAAATCAATAGACTCCAGTTCTACCTCGTCTCTGATATTAGAGGCAGTGGTTACTTCGTGCTTTACCCATGATGTTTTCAGGCTGTTCACGATAGCGATAATGCGAGAGGTTATTTCTTCTTTTTTCATAACTGTACTTTTGAAATAATAAATGATGAGTTGGTGCCACCGAAGCCAAAGGCATTACAGAGGATATGATGAGGGGAATAGAATTTTGGACGCATTACCAGATTGAGGGATGGGAAGGCGTTCTCTTCGGTGGTGGCTGCATGGAACAGACGACCGTATGTAAGCATGATGGTAGCTTGTACGGCTTGCGATACACCTGCCATCCAACACTCGTGACCCGTCATACCTTTTGTAGCTACTACGTTCGGACAGATAGGGAAGATCCTCTCTATTGCCTTTGCCTCGGCTTCATCGCCCATCGGTGTGCCGGTAGCATGAGCAAGTACTACGTCTATCATGCCTTCATCCAAACCTGCATTCTCGATAGCATTCAGCATAGATACTTCTTCCTGATAACTATCAGGGGTAGTGATGGATTTGCCGTTTGAAGAGAAGCCATAGCCGGAAAGGGAAGCGAATGAATGCACCTTCTCTTCTTTCAATCGAAGACTATCCGATGGTTCGAGGATGATGCAGGCTGCGCCACCAGATGGTGCCAAGCCGTTTCTGCCTTTACCAAACGGCTGTACTTTATCAGGTGAGAAGACACCGAGGGCATCGAAAGCCTCCATACAATAATTACTTGTTGTTTCCTGCGCACCAATCACAATTACCATTTCAGTCTGTTTGCTATCGAGCAACATCTTTGCTAGTCCGATGGCGTGGCCACCTCCTGCACAGGCTGCGCTAACGGTGAGCGATAAACCATGAATGCCGAGGATAGTGGCCAGGTTCATGCTGATAGTGGAATTAAGTGAACGGAATAGGGTTGTTACCGGAAGTCTACGATTAGAGATGTTCTTTTTTACGTGAGAGACCACAACTTTGCTTTCATAACATTCTGAGTCGTTACTTACGATAAGTGAAACATTATGGTTTTCAAGAAACTCCTTACTGACCTTTGCTTTCTTCAGCGCCTCGAATACCGCATCGAGCACATAAAAACCATGTGCAGGCATACATTCGTATTGCGCATGGGTAAGTATATCCAGACACTCTGCTTTCCAACTAGGTACATTGCCACATAAATCGGAATTGTATTTATCGCGGCATTCGTCGTGATGCAATCCGCATTTACCCTTATAGAGGTTCATGGCTACTTCTCTGGTACTTCTGCCTAGGGCAGAATGAATACCGGTTCCGGTAATCAAAATTTCTTTATTCATTTTTATTTCATTTTTATGTTATAAAACATATTTTCTATTTAAAAGCTTTTGCCCTTACAGGGCGACATAAACCACATCCTATATACCCAGGGTGTTGCCCTGGGCTAGGAGCTTCTGCCCTTACAGGGCGTACACTGTTAACTCAACCTCTCCCATTCCCGTCTTGGCATCGATGGTAGTATTCACCCTGTCTATGAGGCATTTCATACCGCCTATGTTCCACCATTCCTGCCAGTGGTTCGGTATATCGGCCACTTGCGCTACGGTAGTGGTACATCTCACCATAAACTTCTTTCTGTTCAGAAGGAAATAGGCGTAGGGGAGGACGAAGGTATCAAATAAGCCGCGGGAACGGACCTTCTTCACCACCTTACCATTTTTATCTACCTCATCTTTATCACAAAGTACTACATTTTGATACTTCGGATCACTTAACCACGATGGTTCCTTGAAAGCACGTATCTTGAGCGAGAATTTTTCACCTTCGCCCGTTCCTTCCTGAATACCATTATAGTCAAATTCATTGCCCATCATATCCAGTGAATCGCATGCCAGGGCATACTTACCAGATACGGTACGCCATTTGGACGTTCCGAAGTGGTCGTAATTATAATCGTAAGACTGGCGGGTAGCATCGCTACCACCACCTCGCATCAAAGCAACCGCATATCCCCAGCGTGAATCATCCTGCAACGGAGAATTGCCATCATCGGTGCTCGACGGGTCGTAGCTTTCTACGAGTGATAGTGTCTGCTGCATGTAGAAATCACAGAAAGCAGTAGAGATAGTCTGATTGATAATCTGCTCCACAAACTCATGCTCCATATCCTCATCTACATAAGCACAGAGGATAGGCTGACTATCGGCGATGGTTACACCATATTTCTTGCCGTTGTTGGAGTCGATTGCCTCGTGAGAGCCATAGGCAGCTTCTATCTCCTTGAAATAGTTCACATCATTGAACGGAACAGGAGTAAAATCTACCGAAATATCGTGAATGAAATCTTCGTTCTCATCGCTGCAATCTCCATATTCTACACCCTTAAACTGACCTACCTCAAAGAGTACCGGTTTCAAGTCGGCTGTCGTGGTTGCATCACTATTCACCTTTACGCGATAAGCGTTGCCAGTCTTGCGGTCGATATAACAATGCTTATCTCCACTACTCAGATTATGGAAGAAATCGATGTAGTCGAGATTATAGACGGTGGAGTTATCGCCCCTATCTGGCGCAGGGTAATCGATGTAATCATAATCGGTAGAATAACCCATGTTCTTGTTTCTACGGCTATCGAGTACATTCTGACGCTGATCTTTTGCATCACTCTCTGCAGAATAGCGCATACGCACACCTGTAATCTTCTCGGTCATCGGGACCATGGAGTGGATGTTGGCATGAAACGTTCTTGCCTCATTACCGCTCTTGCGCAACACATCACGGGTAAGATAAGCTGTTACCTTCTTCTGCTCGTAATCATACGAGAACTTGATACCAAAGGCACTTTCAAGAGATGAGATTACGGTGCTTACGCTCTCATCAGGGAAATTGCCGCTGTTGGCTACCATATTAAGCACGTTTGCCTGTACCTTGAACTTGCTGATTTTTGCCTCGATGCTGATACTAGTAACCTTGCCGCCATCATCGCGAACCTCACCAACCTGTATATGCTCGGTGGTGCCTTCAGGTGTGTGGAGTGTTAATTCCTGCACGTCCTTATTCTCTGCCTTTACGATATTAATCTTTCCACCGCAACCACGGCTTTCCAGCCATGAATTGATATGCTCCTGGCTTTGGAAATAACCCGTCTTGATTTCGCCAGCTTTCTTCTTCTTGGCGATGACTTCGGCATCGTCTTTTCGGTAATAAGTACCATGGTGAGGGTGAAGATTAGGTTGTTTTGCGCCTGTAGGATCTTCCTCGTCGTACTGGTAACTGACGGTATCGTAGCTGCATACGGTCGTGAAGAAACAAAGATGCTTCAAATCCTCTATCTGCATTAAGGCTCGCTTATCGAAAGTTACACCCAGATAGTCAAAGAGGCAATCGAGGAAATAAAGCACATAGAAGCAGATACCCGACTGCGGACGTTTGGCATCCAATACCCAATAAGGGTAAAGGTCTTCGTTCGTCCAGGTACAGTCTTTCGTACTAATAACACCGCTCGCCGTCTTCTTGTCATCATCAAGACCATGATGTTTGTAACAGATACGGGCGTTGCAGTAAGCGGCTGCCCTGCCCGCGCCATCGGTTTCGCCATAGGCAGCAGCAGTGTTTATATAGTTACCGTTATTTGCGATGGTAGGCTCATTTACTGTATGGTTCTGCGGATAGGAACGCTCTGAGAGCTTATACGCATCACCTTTATAATGCTGGGTAGATGTGCTTGTATATTCCTTACAACTGGCAGGATAAGAGAAACCGAGTGCTTGCGGTTCGAGAACCTTGCTTACGCTTACGTGGGCGGCTCTGATTTCGTGGTTTTCCGTCTTATCATCCTTATGCTTACCTCCGGTAACAAAAACATTTACCTTTACCACAGGGTCGCTCTCTATATCCACCCTCACATTACCGATTTTCTCACCGATGATAATCTGGTCCTTTACAGGAATATCACGGCATTGCAGGTCGCTGATAAGCTCGCTGAAACTCTGTGTGCTGGCATCGATGTTCATAGAGAGTGAATCGGTTATTTCCTCATCGTCCTGCATGACCAAGGTACCGCTACGGAATGGCAATCCGTCGGCATGAATGCGAGTAGGCAGGTGCTCCATATTCACGGCTTTCATGGCGGCATGAATATCTTCGATGTTCTTTACCAGCCATCGGTTGCCGTCCAGCGGAATAGAGAAAGGATAGGAGAACATTTCCGTATCGTTGAACACGGGGTTCTGGTCCTCAATATCTATTGAGAAATCATCGGGCAAAGATACCGGCTTGTCGTTTATCAATATAGTAAGATGTGAGTTCATTTTCTGATTTCTATTTTTGCTTTATCGTATAAATCTATGAGGCGATCGGTGAAGGTATCAATGGTTGCCGTACCAAAAGCATTGATTTTCTGGTGCCCATGGTCGTGAAGGGTGCCATCGGTGATGAAGACTACACTCTGGTCGTAGCTTTCTGCCTCGCTGCCAGTTACCAGGTGGGCATAGTTTCGGGCGATGCCGTAACCTGCCTTGATGGTTGCCTTGCTGCCATCAAATAGCTCTACCTTGCAGCCTTCATTCATTACGAGGGCGGTAGCGGCATTATGAAGGATGACGTGCGCCTTACCTAAGACGTATATCTTTCGGGAGGAGTAGAGGTGGATTTCCTCGTCTGTATCGCCTACGAGGACGGTACCGGTGGGCGAATCTTCATTATAGAAAATACCGCCCTTGTTAATATCTGCCTTGAACTCGGGATATACGGCTTTAAAAGCATCGATAACCTGCTGCGGAACCTCGGTGATTAAGCCATGCCAGTATTTACGCCATGCCTCGCACATATCCGGAATGCTCTGCGTGCTTTTGAAGGCATGCTGCGATTCCTGGCAATTGCCGCTCTGGGCGAGGATATGGACGCAAAGGGTCTTGAAACGCTGCGTGCGCTGTTCTGGGGTTTCTTTATTCTTTGCCATATTGCTTTTCTTCTTTGTTTATAGGGCAAAGATAGGAGGTTTTTTCTTATTAAAGGGGACATAAAAAAGAACCCAGCGATAGAATCGCTGGGAACGGGGGCGAGAGGGGAATTATGCTTCGGGATCCTCTTTGGCTTCTTCTATAGTTTTTGTGAGAATAGCTTCATAGCCGGAAAGCTCCTCTTCGGTCACGATGTCAGAGAAATCCTGGCGAAGTTGGTCTATGCGCTCCTTGATGCCTTTCACTCTCGTTTGGGTAGATGGCTTATCCTTGCGAAGGATATACTTGATGCGAGCATCGGCTTCTGCCTTGTGCTTGGCGGCTGCATCACGGGCTGCCTTTACTTCCGGACGGTCGTTGGCAATTTTCTCGGCTACCTGCTCGGCAAAACGAGGGTCGCGAGACTGCGCCTTCTCATAGAATGGCTTAAACTGGGTACGGAGGGTCTGAGGGTCGACAGTAAAGGTTTTCTTTACATAGGCGATATATTCAGGGTCTCCGGTCTTCTCGCTCAGTCGCAGATAACACTCGCCCATTTCTCTATCTACAGCCTTGAAGATTTCCGGAAGAATATCGCTTTCGATTTCTACGGCTCTTGTGGCGAGTTCGGCAATCTCATCCTTGGTGTAGACGGCACTTTTGCCTTGAGAGATGGCTTTCTCGTTGGCTTCAGCCCTGGTCTTAGCCTGTTCTGCCTTGCTTGCCATCTCGCTGCGGAGGTCACGCACGGTGTTCACCTGCTCCTGCAGGGCGGTAGAGAGGAACGGACGCAACTGCATTAGGTTGGGCATGGTGGCAGCGATACTTTCGCCGTTAGGGTTGGCTACGATACCATTATAGGTAAGCGGCTGCAGGGTGGTGTCCGGTTTCAGGCTAGGGAAGAGAGACTGCTTCGCATCTTCCAGGGCTTTCTTTTTCTGAAGTTCGGCATACTCAATCTGTTCCTGCTTGGTAGGTCTGCCCACACGTCGCTTGTCGGTAGCAGATGATGCAGCGTTAGCTTGAGAGTTGCTGTAGCTGTTGAGATAGGCGATCATCTGTCGGGTACGGCGATGATAGTCTTTAAACTTACGTGAGTTCTCAATAAATGAGCGTGCGTTACTTGCACCCTCCAGTAGAGACAATCCCTGCTCATAGGCATCCTTCTGTTCCTGGGTAAGCATTCTTGCGCCGATAGCTGGCTTCAAGATGCTGATGATTTCCTGTAAAGATAAATTTTCCATAAATCCTTGTTTCTGATGTTTATTTGAAAATTAAGAATATTTTTTGCCTGTTTTAGGCTTGATTCCCGATTAAACGTCAAATTAAGCGGTTTTTGAAACGCTTGATATGACATTAAACCGAAAATAAGCCTTTTAGCATAGGATTGGCGTGACGAAGATACGAGAACCTTTTTGGTTGTTGTCGTAACCTTCGCTGCCGTCCCTGCTATCCGATGATGAAGCACTGGAGGCGTTACTCGTAGATGAGGAAGGGGTGCTTCCTTCTGATGCGTTTTCCGCTTTGGCTGCATCGAGTTTGGCTTGCTTCTCGGCTTCCTCCTTCTTCAGCAACCGATGAATGCTTTCCCTTACGGTGATGGCATCATTATGCGCCGTAGAGCGGGTCAACTTATCAAAATTGATAACTGAGGTTCGTTCCTTGAGATAGGCGGCTACCAGCTGACGTGCCTTCTTCAGCATCTTGTCGTTCTCATCGGCCTGCAAGAGGCGAGGAATAAAATCTTCGCCAAATGCTTCTTCCAGATATTCACTCTGGATAAAAAGCATATCGGGGATAAGACGGACGAACTTATCTCTGTTGCCGTAAATATCGAGATACGGCTGCAAAGACTCGCAAGTAGGGAAAAGCAAATCACGATGGTAGTAGTAGTACTTACTTTCCTGCCAGAGGGTTACGATTTCCTCTATCGCCTCATGCTGTTTCTTCTCGGCTTCGGCTGCATCATCTTTGCCGCCATCTGTTCCTTCATCTGTTCCTTCAGATGAGGAACCCTGGTTACTGCCATCTGAAGGGGTGCTGCCTTCTGCACCATCGCCCGCTGCATCGATAGGCATAGGAGTATTCACTTCCTTTGCCCATCCCTCCAAGAGGGAAAGCAGGTTATTGAGCGAGGTCATGGCAGACTGGCGGTAACTTTCCTTGCCCTGCGCTATCTGCTTGTCGGTGGCTACGGCATAGTCGTTGCTGGAGGCTACATTGATACCGGAGCCATTCACAGAAAGGGCTTGCTTCTCGATGTTCTGCGCCATCGCATCATTCACAATCATGCGCTGGGCATAAAGCAGAAGCTCATTCCATGGGTCGTTGACGTAGGTACCATCACCAACAGCTTCACAGAAGACCAAAGGGTCTAGGCTCGCATACTGCTTGCAGAGACGGTCGTATAGGGATGCTCCAAGGCGAGGCTTCAAGAAGTCCTTTTCGCTATTATCGAGCATACCCTGCAGGTTGGCTACCTCGTCAACGGCATTGCTGGGGAGGTGAAGCCTAAGTTCTTGATTCGTAAAGAGTATCATTTTTTTTGCTTTTACGTTATTATATATGGACCAGCGATGGAATCGCTGGGAACGGGGGCGATAGGGGGCTATGGAGCGGTTATCGCCCCATAGGGGCTATTCCTGCCCCTGCTTTGCCACTCCGGTCTTCGAGTTATCGAGGGTAGTTAATACCTCCCGGTCTATCTGCCATACCAGATGCTCGTCAAAATCGTTAAAGCGGCTCAAAACTTCCAGCGGGCGTATCATTAACTGCTGTAATGGAGCAAACTGGATTTGCTTGACCAGGAAGCGCTCTCTCAGGTCTGTACCGCCCGATGATGCCGTATCGCCAGGGGTATTACCAATGAGCTTTGCATCAAGACCCATGGCAAAGAAGATAATACTGCTTATTTCCTGCAACTCGGTTTTGTCGGCATTCGCCTGATCATTTGCCTTGGTTTCGATTTCTACAATTTCCCAAGCTTTGTGCTCTTTCCCATCGCTGCCCGTGAAGGCAGAGGAAATGAGCGCCTGACCTGCATTATCGGGGTTAGAGAGCCAGGTATTGATAGAAGTAAAGATTTCGTTCTGAATCTCGCCCTGGGTTTTCTTTTTCTTCTCACCCTGCTGCTGATAGAGCCTGCTGATATAGTCCTGATGGATATAGATAACTCTACCGATGATGTTGCTGTTGCGCTTTCGGGTAAGGCGGTCATCTACGATGGTGAAGGCATACTCAAAAATGCTGCCGGCAAAGATGGAGTGCCAAAGGGCATCGGCATAGTATGGACCGCCGAAATCTCTTGGCGACATGATGAAGCGAGTAGGGCGTTTCTTGCGGCTTACGTTCTTCTGACGTGCCTCGCGTATCTTGCGCTGCAAATCCTTCACGGCTGATGTAGTAGGGAGATAAGGGATAGCCGCTATCTTGCGGTCTTCTTCTTTCTGCACGCCGACGTATTGGGTAGGGTCGAGCCATTGATTGCTCACGTAGGCATAGTTGATGCGGTAGTTCTCGTCCATGCGTTCCAATCGGGTGGTGAAGATGCTGCGGTGCTTCAGACCGATCACCTTCGGGGTCCACTGGGCAGTAGGAACAGCTTTTCCGTTCTCGTCGAGGGAACGCTGATTGAGCTGGAGCTCTACAAAGCATTGTGACATCAGAGCCATATCTCCTGCCAGGTCGAGGAAGGTCTGCATCAGGTCGTTGTTTTCCAGGAAATCACGAAGCTGGGCATTGGTTTCTTCCCATTTGCGGAGAGCTTCTTTCAGAGATTTCATCTCCTCGCTTTCCCCTTCATCGGAGGATAAGACCTGCGATTGAACCGCAGAGAACGGTGACTCCTCCTGCTGAGACTGCCCGTTCTGGGTCTGCTGCTCGTTCTGGCGCTTGGCTTCGGCGGCTGCCTCTTCCTTGGCTTTCAGGTCAGCTATCTGACCTCGGAGCAAAACTCCGGCACTCTCGTAGGGGATATATTTCTCTGTGATGTTGCCGCCTACGTACTGGGTGTAGTGGTACTTGGCTGCTGGACCGCGACCTACCAGTATCTTCTTGATGTAATCAACTCCTGCTGCGGTAAAAGGCGACATACGGGAGAGCATCCAGATAAGGTTTGGCAGTCGGTTGGCCATACCCCATTCCATAAAGCCTAAGCCTTCGGTACCTACGTCCTTCGGCTTGCCCATGTTCTCGCCGCCACTCGATGCAAAGATAGTGGAGACTTGCTGACGTGCTGCAGAACCGCCTGCGTCGCCACCGCTTGCCGACATACCGGCTGTGGTAAGGAGCATGCTGTGAACGTAGTCGTTCCAGGAAAAGACCTTACCGCCGCCATTTTTAAGCGGTGTAAAGGCATCCGGGCGAACGGCTACATAGCCTGCATCTTTCAGTTCCTCACTACGATTTTGGAGCTGCTGCAGGTTGGTTACTCTGTTTTTGTTTTTGCTTGCCATTTTTGCGTTTCTTTTTATATGTTATCCTGAATGTGATGGAAAGAGAGAAGGGTGGCGATATACGCACACCCGCTTTTTTCTCTCTATTTCTGAGTGTAAAATTAGCGCTTTTTATGGTTTTGGAAGGGACAAAGAGGGGAGGGACCAGCGATAGAATCGCTGGGAACGGAGGCTTTTAAAAAAGTGTACGGATGCCTTTACATCTATCATTTGTTTCTCCTTATCTTTTCCATTTCCTCATTCTCTTTCGACAACCTTTCGAGGTGTTCAAGAACGAGGGAATAGGACTGGGTGTTGACCTGATCTTCTGTTAGGCCAGCATACTTCTGCATCGTAGCGGTGGTGGCGGTGTAGATTTCCATCGGGGTTTGCGGCTTTTTATTATCTACCTTCTGCACCTTGAACACGTGAGGGTAGCGATGGGCTAGGGTGTGCATGATGCCGCTCCACCAGAAGAGGATAACCTGCCAGTTGGCTTCAGGGTATTTGACGAAATAACCTGCGTTCTCGGTGAACTGCTTCGACTCATAATGAAAATCGTATTTCGTGATACCGGTTGTTGCGTCGACGTACTGGGTGGTGGTGTTAAAGATGGTGGCAAGGAACATGTTTCTTGCACTGGCTACGCTCTGGGATTGCGTCTGAAGTTGCTCCTCGGTGAATTTATCCATCTTCTTCATCTTTACCAGGTTATTGCTTAACTTGGTGTAGGTCTGCATCATGTCGCTGGCAAAACGGTACTGCTGCCAGGAGAAGCCATCGAGGTCGGGGTTAGGACCACGGAAGGCTTTTGCGCGACGGTACCACTTGGCTTTCTGTCCGATAATCGGATAGGGGAAGCGGGTGAGGAAGTTGCCGCTATCTGCATCCAACCAATCGAGAAGACCTGCGCCCTGAGCGATATACTCAGGGGAGGTCTTATTATCGGTCTTGGCTTTCGGGGAGAGCCAATAGTTGAGCTGCCAGAGGTAGAGGGGGAAATGGCTACTCTGGGGTTGACCAGCGATAGAATCGCTGGGGACGGGGGCACAGAGGGAGAGGAGCTTCTTCAAGAGGCTCTTCTTCTGCGGCTCTATGCTTACCAGGTAGTGCTGCTCATTGATAGGCAGACGAGGGTCGGGATAGGCATTGATGCTTATCCCCGCAAAAAGGAAGAAGACGGCTATCTTCACCTTCTGCATATCGAAGGGGTGATAGCGGTCTACTTTGGCTATCTGCTCCTGCATGATGGCAGCGAGGGCTTCCAACTGGGAGGGAGTACATTGGTTCCAGCCCTTCGGAATTGTAAGATTTATTTGTTCTTGCATATTCTTATTTTTTAAAGGTAAAAAAGCTTTTGCCCTTACAGGGCGACATAAAACACATCCCATATACCCAGGGCGATGCCCTGGGCTAGGAGCTTCTGCCCTTTCAGGGCGTGTGAAGTAATACTTGCTTCTTCTGCCATGCAATCCCGCTAGGCTTTTTTACCTTTTTACTTTTTTACCTTTAGAATGGCAGGTCGCTGTTCGGATCATCGTAACCTGGCATTGATGAATAATCATTGCCTCCATCTGCTGGCGGTACATAGGCGGTAGCATTGCCGGCGGCTCCGTATGGCTGCTGTGGGTACGTCTGCTGCTGGGAGGTAGGCTGTGGCTGATAGAGGCTGGCGATGCGCTTATTCATGCGAGTACGGATTGCCTTGAAGAGGTGAGAGTTCTCGTCGTTGAAATCCTGATTTACGATGTCAGGGTCTTTCTCCTTACTATACTCCTTTACCTGTTCTACGAGTTTCGGGAATGCTTTGGCTACTGCCTTGACGTACTCGGTGGAGAATGATATTTGCATTTCGTGGGTAGGCACACTTTTGTCGGTGTCGCCACGCTCGATATTACTCTGTCGAATCTTATTCTTGTACGAATCTTTAAAAGGTTCGATGTGAACTCTCAACTTAGCCACCTGTCTGTTAACATTATCTTTTTGATATGTCTCTACTCGAATTTCGTTCACATCGATAGGAATGCAGACGTAAGGGCGCTGCTTATTCTTCTCATCGATACCTACTAAGACCTTTGCTCCATTCAGAGACAAAAGGTCAACATTTCCATTGTAAGAAGCCATTTTTTTTACTTTATTTATTTGTTAAAAACTTATTTTCTTGCCGCCATTGGCGATGAGACTGCCGTAATTGATCGCATTGAGGCGACGGAGCCAACCTGCCTCGAAGACTTGCTGGCTAGGGTGCTTGGCGATGATGCCGGCTATATATTGCTTGCGGCGAGCCTTGATGCGGTCGAAGAACTGCTTAGGGGACTGGGCGTTGAGCGCCTTGAGTGTTTTGTTGCCCACGATACCATCGGCTCTTACGCCAAGCATGGCTTGCACGAGGGTTACGCCTGGTGTGCCGCTAGACCAGACCCAATCTACCAGGATGTTGGCGATGCTTTGGTCTTTGATGTCATCGGCTTTCCATCGGTTCCAGTAACAGCGGCGAAGGATGGAGATAGCATCGGCTTTGGTGATAAGCTTCACGTCCTTTGCGTCTATGCGGCCATCGTTGTTCTTGTCGTAACCTTGGGTTTGCCAGGTTTTCAATGTTACGCCCATGTTGGTAGGACCGCCCTTGTCATTGGGGTGGTTGACGTAACCTCCCTCGAAGGAGAGGATGAAATCTGCAAGAGGTTGAATCTTTGCCATATCTTTTCTGTTTTATCGTTTTTATTTCTTCTGATGGCAAAGATAGCAAATGCTAAAAAGATGATGGGGACAAAGAAAGCCTCCCTGCGGCTTTTGTAGGCGCAAAGAGGCTTCAAAAAATGTTATCCCAATCTTTTTACTTTAAATACTTGCACTCGCTAGTGCGAAATCCATATCACCTATTTCAAAACAAACTACATCATAGCGTGAGCAGACATATAATCCCATATCTTGGTACAATCGTCTTCTTCGGGTTGCCAGTCTGCATCCTGGAAGTAGAAGAGATAAGCTGCCTTGATGATTTCATCTTCTGTCATATCGCTGCACAGGTCAGCGTACATGGCATTGAAGGCAACATACTTATCCCAATCGTTCACCTTATCATGGAACTTCATGCCCTTGGTGGCATTCACTATCTGCGATTTGGTCCAGTGTGCCCCGGTTCCTACCAATTCGCCATTCTCGCCTTTCTTGCTATACACAAGATGGCAGACATCATGGTTGGCCATTTTCTCGCTGTAATGACGATCATAGAACACTGCGTGCTGGTGACGGAGGATGCACCAGTACAATTCCGGATTTGTTTCCTCCAGGGAGGCGAGGTCGCAGCTCAACTGCTCCATCGCCTCCATCATCTTCTTCTCGGTAGCCACGCCGTGAGCGCGGGCCTGATCTATTAACTGAATATACTTCATCGTCTCTTACCTTTCCTTTTGTTGGTGGATAGTCATGCGATGGTGAGTGTTAACGGAGCATCGCACACGAAAGTCTTGCTGCAGGAGCAGCAGGCTACCTTGACAAGACGGTTTTTCACGCTGCCAAGAGATGTGGTAACGTTCGTGATTGCCGTAGCAGAGAAAACAGGAATGGTGAAATCCTGACTTACTACCTGCGAGCGGGTGCAGCAGGAGCCACAGTTGCAAGGCACGTAACTGATAACACCCTCTACGTGAATGGTTATGAGATATTGCGAAGTACCCACGTTGTCAATACTCTTTACAGAGAACTGAGGGTTGAAAACCGGAGTCTCGTCCACGCATGAAGGAGCACAGAGCTGCTGCGTGATATTTACATCATAATAGGGAGCAGTGGCGGTTGCACCTACTGCAAGCGTAGCCATGATGCAGGCTGGAATTGTTCTTTTATTCATAGTCTTTTCTGTTTTAATAGAGCGACGACTTCACCGCCGCATTAATGTTTCACCTGATAGCCCTGGGTCTTCTCTACCGGAAGGTTCTTCTGAAGAAGGTCGGCGAGTTCGTCAAGATCTTCCTCGTCAAAGGTTATCACACCCTCCAGGATAGAGAGCGGTCCTTTGTAGCGAAGCTGCTCTACCACATCGTGCGCCATCTGCGGAATGCTCTCTTCGGGAATGTTCCCGAAATACTTGGCGAGCATCGGAGTGACAAGCGCATTGACCACAGGCTGAATCATCGGTTCTATATCGGCTTGCAGAGAATAGTTGCCACTCACCAGTCCCATGCTGCCGATGGTAGCCTGGAGAGACTGGAGCATAGGCAAGTGCATCAGATTGCCAGCCGCTATCTGAGAGATGGCAGGGCGTGCCCATTCGGACACCACCGCTGCCAGGATTTGCGAGTTCTTGTAATCCATATCGTTTCTTCCTTTTATCCGAAAATACGGTTACTGATTACAAGCGCATCCGCATCCCATCTGACAAACATTGCCCGATGGAATCATCAGCTTGGTAACACTCGTGAGTGAAGCCACCTGCGATTTCAGCACGTCGATGTTGGCGTTGGCAGCGGCATTATATGCCATCTGCTGTGCGTTGACCGCCTGCTGTGCATCCTTGTTGGCATCTACCTTGTTTTCGAGCTGACGAATCTTACCGTCAAGATACTGAGTAACATCTACCATCTTCTTGTCGGTATAGTTCTCACTCTTCTGGATAGCAAGTTCCGTCTTCAATGTAGAGTTCTCCTGAATAAGGTTGGTCTCACTCTTGGTTACAAAGCGTGCATCCGGATCACTCGGATTGGCAGTCATGCCATTGTTACCTCTACCGAGGTTAAACAAGGATGCACCGCCACCCAGCAAACTGGTAGCCAAACCTGCGATACCAAGTCCAAGGGCGGTATTACCCAATCCCTTGCTGGCAACATCATAGTTGCCATCATTCGTTTTTACCTGCATAGTTTTTTGTGTTTAAATTCTTCCAATATCGGAATCACATGCAAAGGTAATAGGAATGAAGTAAACAGAAAAGTGATTTTCATTAGATGTTCTTGCGGATAAATCATGAAGCAGGAACGCTAATAGACAGATAAGAAAAAGTACAAACGTGCAGAAGTACATAAGTACAATTGTACTTTGGTACTAAACTACATAGTTTCTTCCAAAGCCTTGATATACGGGATGGCTTCGTCCCTGATAATGTCGAGGAAGAGTTGTGCAGAACGCTTCATAGGCACATCCTTCATACAGTGGGCATTGCTCATCAGTTCTTCTCCTATGCCATGGATAGGACGAGCTATAAGGGTAGGGTGGTTCTTCAGATACAGCTTCGGCATAAAAGTAACCAGGTGAGTATCTTCTATGATGGCAAGGTCTTCGTCTGGGTCACTGACGATACACTTTACGCTTAATTTGGTGAGATCGTTCTGCAAATATTGCTGAAAAGTGTTGAAAACACGTTCGCCTACATCGGGCATGATGATGCCGTGCTTCAGCAGGTCATAGTATGTTACCTTATCTTTCCTGGCAAGAGGGTGTGTGTTTCTCATGATGGCACAAAGACTGAATGGGATGCAAGGCTGGCTATCGATGCCCTCGTTGGTATAGGCTTCGTTCATCGTAAAAGCGAGATCCAGCATGTGGTCTCGCAACAGGCGGTTCAGGCTCGTTGCCTTGGAAAATTCGGCATTCACTCTTACGTTAGGGTATCGCTCCATGAATATAAGTGCAGCCACACGGATATAGGGTGCGATAAAGGAACCTACACCGATGCGCAGTTCTCCGGTCATGCAGTTGTTGAGTGCATTGATATGCTCCTTGCAGTCTTCCGCCAACTTCAGTATTTCCTTGGCACGTGGCAGAAGTGCCTCTCCGTTCTCGGTGAGCATGATGCTGTGCGATGTGCGTATCAGCAGCTTGCATCCCAGTTCATCCTCTAGAGCCTTGATGTGCTGACTGATGGCGGATTGAGTGACAAAGCATCGGGTGGCGGCGATACTGAAAGAAAGCGTCTCTGCCACATACACAAACGAACGTAAATGTCTTAGTTCCATAAGCTCTTACTCTTTTAAATACATTATATATATTAAAATTTTATGCTGCAAAAATAAGAAAAATATTCTATGCGGAAACGCATTTTGCATAAAAAAATCTAATTATGGGATAAGATATTAAAAACTGAAAGATATGTGCAGTTTTAAATGCGAAAAGCCCCGGTATCTTGCCTTATTTTACTAAGGATTAATACCGAGGCTTTGATTTATAGAGTAAATTGCCAATGGAAATCATTGGATAGGGGAGCGATTATTCATCGTTTTCGCCGGGCGTAGAGGTTTCATCATTGATAGATGATACCTGCTTGCTCCGCTTAGATGACTGCTGTGAAGCGGAATTGGTATCGCTCTTGTCAGTTCCGCTTACACTTCCCCCGATGTGCCTACACCGTTGCAGAGAGAATCCCAGCCACTTTCTGGTGTGGCAATCTCATAGCGGCCATACATGGTCGGACTGAGGGAACCGCTCAGTGTCACTGTACGATCATCCTCTGGTTTTTTGCCCGTGTCTCCCTTAATATTACCGGAGTCGTACTTGAAGTCGTGCTGCTTGTCGTAAATGATGATTGATTTATCACCATCCTCGATGATGTAACCACACTTGAGGTTATTGAGAGCACGAGCCACATACGCAGAAGCAGAATTTACGCTCTCAAGAATGTAGTCCAAAGTCTGCTTAAAGCCCTTTCTGTAGCCCAAGTTTTCCCAGGTATGACCCTGACCGCCATCCTGACACTCGAACTTGAAAAGACCCTTACCCTTCTTGAAGGATGCAGCCGTCAACGCTGCATAAGAATTCTTACCTGCCTCTGGCGCAAGAGGAGCAGCAAGGTCACTCTTGATAAAGACATATACGTTTACGCCAAGACCGCCGTAGTTCTCCAAACATTCGTTCTCGGAGAGAATATCCTTGATCTCTGGGCATGTTACAGTTTCTGTCATAATTGTATCTTTTTAATGATTAAACGAAATGGCGGCGGAAGCCATATTCCGACAGGTCAGGCGACCGCCGCCGAGGATTTATAGAGGGATTGCGCTCTGCCTGTTGGACCAGCGATGGAATCGCTGGGAACGGAGGCGAGAGGGGGTTAGGATTTCTTGAAGAAGGCGGTGACACCCATGCTTGTGCCGGTGGCAGCAAACTGAATCTTCTTATCCATAATCTTCTTGTTGCCGAAGCTCCAGTAAGAGAAGGTATCGGTTGTGCCGTCCTCTGCCTCCAAGGTGATAACCTGGTTAGCGGTTGTAGCTACTGGGGCAGTATAAGCTGCGCCGTTTACCTTTACCTTACCATCTGTAACCGTAGAAGCATCCTCCATTGCGGTTGTTACTACGAGGTTAGAGTTGGTATAGTCACCAGCTACATACTCGGCAGCTGCAAGGTCACCATCTGACATCGCAAAGGCGTACTTGAACGGATTGCGGACACCTGCACCCTGGATTGACTGAATCTGGAACTGGATGTCGCGCATATCGTCGTCAGTGCCTACCTTAACGCCTACGTAAGTCTTGTTACCCTCAGAGTCAACTGCGTAAACGAAGTTCTTAGGGATGGTAACGTACATACGATCACCCTCACCGAAATCTGCGATAGGGCAGAGAGTTACACGAGAAAGACCTGGAAGCTTGAAGTTACCGCCGTTCTCGTACTCAACCTTGAAGTTGCCGTGGAACTTGTTAGCGTAACCTGCAGCGATGTACTGAGCTGTCAACTCACTCATGTAAACGAGAACGTTCTGCTTGCGCAGACGGGCATCCCACTTCAGGTGCCAATCCAAGAAGTTATCGTAAGGAGTAGAGTCCTCGTTGCTAGAAGGCTTGTCAATTGACTCACAATGAATCAAGTTGCCGTTAGCCTCGCTGATAAGACCGTCCTCGATGTCGTGCTTGATACAGGTATGGAAACCATCATAGAGAGCCATAGCCTGCTCTGAAGCTGGTGTGCTCTCATCACCCTTATCAAGAGCGATGTCACCATTCCACAAGCAAGCGGTCAAGTTGTCGGCATAGTTGGCGAGGATAGCAGTAGCAGCCTCGGTAGCGAGAGGGTACTGACCCTGTGCGTCTGTACCAAATACTGTCTCGCAGTACTTGTCGATGTTATCTGTATAATGGTCCCAAGCGAGTTTCACTGTAATTGTGCGCTCCTTTAAGAAACCTACCTCGCTGTTCACCTTAGTGTGAACGTCCTTACGGCGGGTAGTACCGCCCTTACGGAGCAGAATGTGGATAGTACGCTTGTACTGAACACCAGAAACGATGTCGATAGCCAAGCGGTCCATCTCCTCTGCATCGGTGTAACCTGGACCCATAAGGATTTCCTTAGTTACCTGCTCGGCTACATGCTGCAAGGCAGTAGTGCCAATAAAATCTTTAGGAAGTGTTGCCATAATTTCAATTACTAATTAAAAAATGAATAAGAATGTTTTAACCTGAATACTTAGTGTTATCCTGATGATGGAGGGCTTACACCTCGCCTCGCTTGAAACGCTCGAAAGCTGCCTTGCGCTCAGCATTGGTTTTGTACTTCGATGGGTCGAACTCACGGAGGTTCTGAGCCTTTGCGCCCTCACCGTTGTTCTGAGGTGCTGCACCCTGCGCTGGCTCCTCGCCTGGATTCTCGTTCAACTCAGCAATCTGAGCGTCCTTGTCGGCGATGGTCTGCTGGGCAGTAGCGAGTGAAGCCTGGGCAGTCTTCAGCTCCTCATCTACCTTAGCCTTCTCCTCATCAGCCTTTGCCTTGGCATCGTTGAGGGCTTTGATGTCCTCATCTGCCTTAGCCTTTGCCTCTTTCAGGTTCTTAATCTCCCCGTCCTTCTGGGCGATGGTTTCAGCGAGTGCGTCGTGCTTAGCCTGAAGGTCAGCAAGACTCTGCTCTGCTGTGGTGGCTTTCTGCTTTGCATCGGCCACTGCCTGCTCCTGCGCTGTAAGATGAGCTTCGAGGGTGTCGAGCAATGGTGCATTCATAAATGCGCCTTCCTCCTTTACCTCAATCTGCTGACCATCCTGCATACCGCAAGCGGCGTTGATCTTTGGATAATTTGCCATATTGATTTGATTTTTGATGTTTGTATGTTGATGATTCTCTTGTGTAGTGGATACTGATGCCTGCTCAGGCTCGTTCTCTTTCGGCTCCGGCTTTTGAATAGAAGCCTCTCGTTTGATAGGCTCGGCTGTACCATTGTAGAGAGCAAAGCAACGCTGAACGCAACCCATAAAGGTGCTCTGGTCGTCCATAAGAATTCCCTTCACGTCTTCAGCACTAAATATCTTACCCTTGAGATGCTTGTCGGTTGCATTAGGGCAAGCCTTCTTTACGTCGGTTCTGAACTCAACACCCAACTCGGCAAGCTCTTTTACGAGTTCCTTATTGTCGTTCTTGTTAGCGATGTCACGGTAAGCCTTATTCTTGTCGAATGACTCTGGATCGTACTCCTCGTGATAAGTCTCATCCGTGTATTTGTCCTTTGAGCCATTAGCCAAAGTATAAAAAGCAGCCATCACACCGATACAACCAACTTCATCTTTCGGATTCAAATAATATCGCTCATCGCAAAGAGAGGCGAGATACATACCTGCACTGGCGCACATGCCATCTACCAGAGCAATAACTTTCTGACCCTTGGAGTGGGCATAGTCGATGGCAAGAGCATAATCATTCTTAGCCCAAGCCGAACCGCCAGGAGTATTGATAATGAAAAGATGACCTCGGCAAAGCGGATGGTCAGCTGCACGCATCATCATGTCGCGATGGTCGATAGAACCATAAGAACAATATCCACCATTTCGGGTAATAGGACCATCTACGGTGAGAACCGAAACAAATGGGAAGTTCTGTCCCCGATCATCATCTTCCGGAAAATCGAGCTGATAGTTACCCTTCACCTGCTTGCCATCCTCGGAAATCTGATATTCCTCCGGGTAATAGGTGTTACCTTTGTCATCCACTGCGGTGACGAAACCACAAGTCCTTTCCGGTTTGGTAAACTCTGTGTGAGTATTAAGATTCTGCTCGATCGTTTTGCGAATGCCATGCACGAAATCGGGGTTCACCATCCACTTCTTTTCGGTCAGAATTTCGTATAGACCTTTCATTGTGGGTAATAAATTTTTAAAAATAAATGTATGTTATCGTTATCCTGAATACAAATCTCCTTACCTTGATTGCAAAAGAAGACTCTTATATATTTTCTGACGGCAAAGGTAATGGGAAAACGTGGACAGATAGGGACAAAAAAAATGTTGAATGTTGAGTGTTGAATGTTGAATTAGCCTAGCGGATAAAACAAAAAACCCTGCGATCCTCACGGACAGCAGGGCTAAAATTAATATAAAATTTCGATACTATGAAATATATGTTTACTAAAACTAGAAGATAATTAAGTACTATAAATTTATGATTGATTAAGCAATCGTTATCGGAATAAACTCCGACATCGCCTGACAGGTAGCTGTAATGCTACGGGTCTCAGCATCATTCTGAGCGGTCACGGAATCGGTAATACTGAAGGTATCAGGCAGCGTATGGCAGAGATAAATCGTGTCATCCTGCTTACGCAAGACTATATAATAGTCCTTTCTGTGCATTTTTTTGATGATTTCCGGTATATTCTCCTTTCCGTCACGAATATTGGCAACAATCTCAAACTTGAAGACGGTACCGTTGCCACCTTCTGAGGAAGTCTGCTTGGCGGTGATGCTATCGGATATGATGTAATTGTCGCCTTCGCTGAGGGCAACATGGAGTGCTTCGCCGGCAAAGTGGCAGCCGGTTATCTGCAATATCATCGGTATGCTGAAGGGAATAGGAACGGAGCTTTCCCGTACAGCATAAAAATAAGCATCGGTTACTCCGTCAAGAAATAACTCTCTGCAACTATCAGGTAATTTCATAACTTTTCCTTGATTTAGCTATTATTTAACTTTTGTTTAGATATAAATTAACATCTATTATATAAGGTGTAAAATCATAGCCACTGCACTTCGTCGATGCGGTTAGGCTTATCACGGCTATCTTTATACTGCATATCCACGCAGGAATAGCTCTTAAAGAAACAGTGCTCCGTGCGGAACCACCTGCCGATAATGCGGCGCAACACGTCTTTCTCTTCCTCGCTGACTTCTATACCGTAGCGCATTAAATAACGCTCCAGCATAGCGTTATGGGAACGGGCGATGACCCTGCCATTGGAGGTACAGAAGTCGAAGGTGGAGAGTGCCCATTCCACGAGACTGCGCTTGAAATCGTTGTTGAGTGATACCGCCAGCGCACGCATGCCGTGCGTATCCAGCGTAAAGGTAGGCTTTACCGGATAAACGGTATCGACAACTTCTACCTCACTCGGCAAGCGGATGCAGAGATAATCATCGTGTGAACCCTTGCCGTCGGTAAGGCGGCCGTTGAGCTGCTGCACCTCCTGGAAAGTGAGCCAGCTTCTGGCATCACGGCGCATCACTACCTTGCCTCCTGCAGGGTGCTTGCCCGATAGCATATTGCACCACTGCTGCTGCGAGAAACAGCCGAGGTCGATACGGCTGCTTTTCGCAGGGGCGCTGATAAGCGAATTGCGCATAATGAACTGCTCATGTGAGTAGTTGCTGAACACCACTGGCTCATCCTTTGCCAGGGTGAACTTGGGGTCGCGGTGCCGGAAGAACTGGCAGCGGGAGGTTGGGAGACGGAGATAGATATTTGGCACTTTTTTTGAATGTTGAATGTTGAGTGTTGAATTAGGCTAGCGCCCTTGAGTCCACTAGGCCTGCAACTTGTAAGGAATGCTTACATGTTTATTAATTACTTCAGCGAGAAGCCTTTCTGCTGGGCATAGTAGAGCATGATGGCATCGGTAACGTTCAGGCAATACTTCTGGATAGAGTTACCTTCCTTCGGCTTGGGCATCAGTTTGTCGAGTTTCTTGGTCTGCTCTTCGTCGATGTTGAAGGAGAGCTTTACGGCATCGATATACTTGCCTCCACTATCGGTAGCGCTGATGAAGCTCTCATTGAACTTATCTTTCTCACCGAAGAAGAGATTGATGGCCTCTACCATCTGTTCCTGAGTGAAACCAGGAAGGGTAGGATGCAGCTTGCGGTACTTCTGCGAATAGGTCTGCATACGCTTATCCATATAGGCATTGATACTGTCGGCATACTCATAGTAGAGGGCGTAATCTTTCGATTTCTCGTCTTTCTTACGGGCGAAATCGAAGAAACCGCTCAACTGACGGAGGCTCTGCATCACGCCATCAAACTGCGTAAACTCGCTGGCACCATGAAAGATTTCCAGCATATCGCCCTTAACCTGGGTAAGAAGGTTTTCGAGCATTTCGGAGAGGAACGTAATCTTATCGAGATTGATATTCAGATGGTCTACCTTCTCCTGCATACCCGGCTGGCTGTAGTCTACGTAGTAGCGTGACAGATGACCGAAACTGAGGAAATCGTAAGTTATCTCACTATGCAGATTTACCTGCACAAGCAGGGCATAGATGGCATTGGCCAACTTTGCATCTTTTTCCTGGATAGCCTTGATGAGGGGTGCCATCTGAGGTGCGCCCTGCGGTATGCGGTTGGCAGCACGTACCAGTTCGTTGCGGTTGCGCACGGCATCGGCAAACTGAGGATCAGAAAAGATTGCCTCCAGGGTTTTGGCGTATACTTCAGATGGCACATCTTTGAAGTTGAAGGTGTAGATGGTAGGGAGCTGACGGATTTTAGCATCCCACCTTGCCAATGCCTCCATCTGGTGCTGCTTTTTATTTTTGTTTCCCATTACTTTTTACTTTTATTCCTATTTACCATAATGAGCGTTAGAGATAGTGAGTAGTGATTTTACCTTTAAATCTCGAAGTCCTTATCATATTCCATCATTCTCTCGGTAATGATGCGATGAATCAGATAGCCTATTTCCTTGGCGTTAGGATGCGCCTTGCCGGTACTTTCATGGAAGCGGAGGTCCAGGATATGTTTCCACTCCTTGAGAGTATAGGTATAAGCTACCACCGTATAGGTATCGAGAGGAAGAATGCCGCGGGCATCCTGCGGCTTCATGCCCGATTTCAGCAAACGGCGATAGAGCCAGTCGGCAATCTTGCAGCCGGCAAGATAGAGGAACTTCTGCCATCGGGTGCCTTCATGCAACCAATGCGGACGGGCAATCTGCACACCACCTTTCTTCTCCAGGTCCACATAGCGTGTGCTCTGTTCGCTGATGCTATTAGGCGATGTGCGGTTCAGCTCACGGCTGGTACTGATTTGCGTGGTAACAACCATGGTCATGCGGAGGAGATAGAGAGCCTTTTTGCAATCATACTTCAGCGCCTTCTCGATGAACTCATCTTCCTTCACATCGTATGAGTCGAGGATGTCGAGGATTTCGTCATGCTCGGCAAGGAACTGCATGTTGCTGCTGATCCATACCTTCTTATCCTTCACCGCATAATTGATGTAAGGTGAAGCCACGAGGAGAGACCAGAGAGACCTCGGCAGCTTGTTGTCATTCTTGACGAAGAAATAGATGGTACCATGACGGAGCATAGAGCGATGACCGCTCTTCCAGAAATGGTTAACCAACTTTGCAGCCTGTACTTCCCGAAACTCCTCTTTCTTTTCTTCAGAAAGTTTCTCATCAGGCTGTTGGGCTTTGCTCTTGTAGCAGATTCTGCCTACTCGGGCAACCTGTTGAGTGCCGGTCTTCTGAGGCCACCACTCAACACCAGGAATTATCATTTTCATATCAAATATAAACTATCAATTATTAATTATCTTTCAATGCTGCCTTTATATATTCGGAAAGTTTTGAGCTTTCCTGCTTTTCCAGACTATAGTTCGTTATCTGCAGAGACGTTGTGATTACTGACTGCATCAGAGCGTAGAGCGAAGAATTATTGGTGATGACGTAATCGAAGCTGTTTATATCCATTGTTACCCGATATTCGTCACGCTTCATTCTTTCGGGAGCGATACCACGAGCCTTGAGGGTTTCGGGCTTGGCAGCTACGTAGATATTCACCAGTTCAATATCAGGGAATCGCTCGCAAATATCCATGATGCCCTTTTCGTCGATTACGTAGATGGCGGCATCTTTTATCTGGTCGAGTTCCGTCCAATACTTGTAGCCTCCATACTCGGTATAGGCAAGCATCTTTTCTCTTGGGATATTGCACTCTTTTACGAAGATGTGCTCTCTGCCGTTTACCTCGCCTTCACGCATAGGTCTGGTGGTATAGGAGCAAAGAATGGGCACATGGAGTGTCATCCGCATCAGCTGGGCAACCGTATCTTTTCCGGAGCCAGCCTGACCTACTATTGCAATAATCATCTGTTTCATATCTTTTGTTTTGTAAAGTTTTTATATACAGAGAGAGTAAATAAATAACACACGGCTTCGATATGGCGAAAGCTTTTTTTGCCATCTGTAAATTTATTTTTACTTTCTCAACACCTTGTTTCCCATAGGGAAAAACGTGAGGTTTCTCAGGCGTTTCAGCGAAGGATATTGCTGATTTACTCTGTCTCTGAAATCGTTCATATCGACCATATCTACCATATATTTTCCCAATGCCATTTCAAAGTTCACCGGGAACGTCATCGTGATTTGACGGAGGAATTTATCACCCTCTATCATCACATCGATTGCTACAGTCATCCATCGCTTACCTTTCATGTCGAGCCATGACCCCTTGGGGATTTCTACTTTTCTTTTTGCCATAATCTTATATCTTTAAATGTATTAAAAAACTTTTCTATGTATTCTGATATATCTCTTTCCAGTCTTCCCTAGTGAGGAAGATGCCCGACCGCTTACAGTAGTCGAAGAAAGTTGCCTCAGAAATCTTGTTGTAATTAGCGAACTGGTTCCATCGCTTGCGGAAATCCATCTCATTGTGGCCGCAGGTAGAGTCAGCAGGACGGAAGCGGGAAACTCTTCTCCATAGGTCATAACCCGCCGTTCTATCCACATGGTAAAGCGACATGCCGCATTTCACCCAACCCAGATAACCGCTATTAGCATCCTTTCCGGCACAAATATCAATGCCTTGAGCCTCTATCTTCTCAACAAGGCGCAAAGCTTTGCGATAGATGATTTCCGGTGTGTCCCGTCTGTAGGTGCCCTGTCCGCTATGCGGATAGTTGCCTCCATAGCCAACACCAGTCGGATGACTGCCACTGAAATATGTGTTGGCATAGTTCATCACGGGCATTGGTGTAGGTACGTTATCGGGCAGTTTGGCATATGGTACCGCGCGTTCATTAATATATATATGCGCAGGATCATCCCATGAGGCAAAGCGCACGCGTCCGATGTTTCCGCAGGAGCCATCGAGCATAATACCCATTGCAGCATATTCATGCAGTAAGGCCTTGAACTGCTCTTTGTGATGTTCGGGATAAGCCAGACGGACCAAGCCAAACAGTCCAGTTCCGGAGCAGGAGCGCATCAGCAGGGCTACTTCGGGGCGAAATGCCAACACCCTGCGGATATTCTCGAAATCGGCAATACCCTCGTTGTCCTGCAGGTCAATATCTATCGCCAGCCATCCCGTATGCTGCTGAAGGTGGCTTTCTCTTCGGGAAACCATCACGCGCTGACCGGGATGAGTAAGGCTATCGTCCTCGTAGGTAGCGAAAAGACCGCTCAGTGTAGCACCTGGAAGCATCTTCTTTGTTTCGATATATTCCGGCATCTTCTTTGCCTTGCTTCCATACTGCTGCCGCATGGCTCTCAGTTTCTCTACATACGGCTTCCATCTGTCCGTAAGACAGAACTCACGGATAGACATCTGCGTGATGCACTCGCCAGTCTCCATATCGACGTACCTTCCGAGTGCATCTTTCGCATCCCGATAAATGGAACATATCTCGTCAAACATACCTTACATATATTATATTGTTCATTTTTCGCTGCAAAGATACAAAAATAAATCGAAAAAAGTATAGGTAAGCTATATTATATTTGAAATAAGTTATATTTTTAACATTTAATATAGGTTTGAGAGGGGGGAACCAACGATGGAATCGCTGGGAACGGAGGCGCAAAGGGTGTTTTTTCAAAAATGGGACCAAGATACGAAATCTGGTCCCATTTTGCCCATTCTGGTCTCATTTTAATTTTATTAGCAGAAATGTTAAAGCCCATTAATTGAGAAAACGGGGGATATTGTCCCCCTGCTGCCACACCATTGTCCCACTGCTTGCCCACTGCTATTTTTTGCTATCTGCTTATTTTTCAGCAACTTACTATTTTTTGGTCTCATTTTTATATAATTTTCTATAAACAGATGTACGCAGGAGATACAAAATATTTCAGAAATATGTAGAATATATGTAGAAAATCACGCATTTCTCTCGCTAGCTGCCACTCCCCTATATCCCCATAACTACCTTATTGTCTGAAGTTTACGGCATAGCCGTTAATGCTACAAACTCCTAGTTTGAGGTTAGGGGATTTTGATTTTAGGGAAAAGAAAAAATACACGGAAAATTTTATATACCTTAATTCCGCAACACTATAATTTAACTTTATTTATAAGTTCCTGAGCAACAAA